TTACATCTTCTATTATCTAATTGATTACCATTAATATGGTCAACTGGTAATTTACTACTTCTAGTGACACCTAGAATAAATCTATGCAAAAATGCAGATTTACCACAGGTTATATGATTAGAAGAATAAACCCTTCCACCAGAATAGCACCAGTTAATTTTTATACATCTTTCAAAATCTTCATCATCCACCAATGCTTTTTCTTCAGAATTTATTAAACTAATATATTTTATTTAGATCCCTTTCCTACATGAGCTTTTCCTTTGTTTCGTTTGTTAAAGGTTTTTGCAGCAATCTCAGTTCCCTTTTTTGTACCATATTCCTTAACCATAGCTTTCTTCATTACTTCGTATCTGTGTGGCATATTATTTCCTTTCCATATTGTTTTACTATCCTATCTAATGAATCTATTGCAACTAAATGTGTTAAAACTATAACCAGATTATGTAAACAGTCTCTACAAAGTTTTAATTCATACTTGGTTTCATCTTGATTAAAAGTCTTTTTAAAGAAAGAATTTTTTACTGGCTTAAAACACTTAGTGCATCTGTTCATAGTGTATTTGATTTAAACTCAACATCACCATTGAGACGATTTTTAGTCCAATCTCTTTTCTTTACTTCATGCCAAGTTAAAGCTACTGCTTGTTGAAAGTTAATTCTATTTTTATTACAGTAGTCTGCCAAGTATATTACTATATCACCAATAGCATCTCTTTTAGCATTTTCATGTTGTTCTGTTGTTCCTCTAATAGATTGTTCCATTTTTAGATGTGCATGTGATAGTTCACCAACTTCTTCTTGTACACCCAAAAGTGGTTGATAAGGTTTAGTGTTTGGAAAGTTCTTAGCTGTCCATTCTTCTACTTCAGATTGTAATTGGTCTAGTGTCATATTAGTCAATATATCCTATATCTTTAACTGTTGCAAAAAACATATCTGATGGATCAATACATGGTTCCACTTTTATAAATTCAAACTTAAACTTTCTACCACTTATCATCTTTGCTATTAATTTATCACCAATTTTTGGAAGAGGAGTTAAATGTCCCATGATTCTTCTTGTTTCATAATCAAAGAATTCTATATTATTTCCCCAACTATTATGTTCATCCATGTTCCATACAATTTTAGGATGATTACTGTTTTGTTCTACTTCTAATTTTTGTTGTTCCCTTCTTTTAGCATAACTACTAAATATGTTTAGCGAGGATAATCTCATTATTTTAACTTGGTTAATTGTCCATCAATATATAAACTCCACTCTTTAACTTCTGGAAATTGTTTTTGTAGTTTCTTTAGCATCTGTTTAGCAATCTTTTTAGTTGGAATCTTAACTCCTTCTGTAATGTTAGGAACTTGACTGTACATGTGTGTCATGCTTTTCATCTTGTCTCCAAGGTATAAAATTAAGTGTACTACTTTCTTTTGCCAATTCACGATATGATAGACAAAGATCTATCACAGGATTATGATGTTTTAGTTTTAGTTTAAGCATAGCTTTCTTTGCTAATGAGGGATTCTTTTTACCGTCTTGTTTTTGTTTACCATAAGCTACAACGGGATACTCTAACATTTCATGAAAGTATGTACAACATTGCTTGTTAGATGTTGGCATAGAAGATTTAGATTTGCCAGCGATCATCTTTAGATTGTGTTCTCCTACCAAGTAATTAAGTAGTCGTAAATATTGCATCATCATTCTATCATTCTCATTGAGAGTCTTTAGCCTTATATTATCATCATACCGTATTCCCATTAAAGAGATAATAAGATATGGTCTTATTGCTTTCATTGCCATATCTATTGATTCTGTTAATCCAGGAATAGTCTTAGCATAAGTAGTGATAGCTTCATGTATTAGGATCATTGTGTAAACATCTTTACCACAATACTGCCATGTTGCTTTTGCTTGTTCATAAGTGGAATATCCTGTTCCACCTTCATCTTTATGAAATGATTCAAATGTCCAAAGTGATGTACAATGTCCTAGAGATTTTTCTACCTCAGGGTAACAACGATGTTGTGCTATCATTGTGTCGTAACATAGTTTACCAAGTGGTATTCTATATTTCCAAGCAAGAATAAAGAAATCAAATGATGCTCCATTATGAGCAACTGTGCAATTATCTCTCATTCCGATAGCCAACGAATGAAGTATATTAGGTAGATTAGAATAAGCCCAGGAACAATCGTGTAGAAATATAGGTATAACGTATATGGGACTATCCATGCCAAAACTAATACCGATACATTTAAGATCACAACTAGGCACAAAAGTTTCAAGATCAAGATAGAGGAACTTGCCTTTCGTCTTTGTAAGAGTTTGTATGATTTCTTCTGATTTTGGGTATATAACATACTCTGGATCAAATGATCTTTTAGGGATGAGTCCATTTCTTTGTATAATTTGTTTACACTTTTCTATATCTTTACTAATCCAAAAACGGTAGTTGCGCCGCTCGGTTAATCCATGTCGTCTTTTTTCTCCTATTACATTATCTGAATCAGGAGAATCAAAATCTTGTGAATAGATGTCATTCTGAGGATTGAATTCCTTTTCATGATTTACTACATCAGCTGCATCTTGTGGAAAGAATGTTGGTATTACTGGTATGTCCTGAAAATTGAATACTGAACCACGTATTTCACCCAATGAATTATCTTCTACTCTAGTTACATATCTCATCGCAGATTCACCTAGCGTTAAGATACATCTAGTACCAGGTAATAATGGTTCTACTGATAGAGATTCTTTTAGACGTATATCACATTGATAACGATTAAAGTGTGGTCTTAGAGATTCATCTATTAGACGACCACCTCCAGCAGATAGGAGTTTTATATTGTCGAACCTACTGGGATTACTTAGGACTAATGTTAATCCACAGTAGCTAAATTGGGGTTTGTGTCGGAGCATTTATCTAGATAAAATAAATCCAAGTAAGATTCCAAATAATACAAATACTGCATAAAAAATTATCTTTAAAATTAGAAGGATTTCTTTTATATCTTTTTCCATACACTAACTTTCTACTTTCTCAAGTTCAATCTTAGGATAACTGTGATGTGGAAATAGAAGTTCTATCTGAGCATCTATTTCTCTTTGCCTATTACCACCAACTAGACCAATATACTTTCTAATGCCATTTATTATGGCGTATACTTTGTATACAAATTTGAATTGAATATTCATTCTTTAAATCTTTTAAGTAATCGTTTTGCTTTCCTTAATTTTTTATCAAAATCCTTTAATGGTTTTGGATTTGGATTACCAATAAGACTACCGCGCCAATCAGTAGTATATTTTATGAACCATCTTAATACAGATATAATTTCTTCTTCCTCTTTTGAATCAACTATTCTCATAGAATGAAATTCACTTCTATTTATTCAGGATGGAAGTGAGAAGCATCCTTATCCTACTATCTTACTTTAGCTATAAGCTCCAGAACTTTAGTTACATTAGGATTAGCTTCCATAGCATCTATACATTCATCAAGATTATCTAGTCTATCTTGTAATGCATTTCTTTGTGCCTTTAGAGTATCTAATACTGAAACCTTAGACACTTGATTTGCAGCTTGTTTCTCACACATATCGGTAGTAATATTTCTTAATTGGTCCATAGTATAATTAGTAAGGTCTGCTTACTTCACCATCAAACAATCCATAGATACGTTCAATCTGAGGAACGTACGTGATGACATCTTTTCCTGTAATTGGATCTTTCAGAATATCTCCAACCTTTTTACCTTGTGCTTTTTGTTCATCTGTGGGTGTCTTATAGGATGGTTGTTCTTTTCCATAACAACCAGCATAAACAACTTTTCCCTTTAATGATGGAGGATTCTCATCATCCCATCCTTCTGATACATCAATACCACAAGGTATCAGAAAGCGTTCTTGATATTGTCTGAAGCAATTATTAGACTTATCTTCAGCATCTTCACCTTCCATCACTCTTAGTACAGAATAGGATGTTACTTTGATACCATCGAACTCAAAAAGATCTGCACCAATTCTTTTCGGTTCTTGATTAACTATTTCCCACTCTAGTGTAACCATTGGATTTCCATTACTATTTGGAGCAACCTTCTCAGAGATACATCGTAAGATGTAATTATCCTTTGGGAAGAATGTTCTATTGTTCCAAACGTTTGCCTTAGTTGTATCTACTTTTTTTATTGACATATATGTTTTTGTTAGTTAATGGTAGGTCATTACCCTATTCTTCGTTATGAAGAAATTATTTTCGCATATACTTTTTGAATGACTCAAAATTAGCAGGGATAAATCTAGGAAAATTAATCAAAGATGAACACTTTCCATCAAAGATATTATCTGATTCAGTCTGCCAATAGTATATGGTATTGCGAGGATATGTATCACACATCGCGATAAACTCAAATCTAGTCATATCCCATTGTTTTAAATACTTTTCATCAAGTTTATTAAAATCAGGTTTATCAGAACTATGTTGTCTAAACCAATCAGTAAAGTAATTTATTATCTGATCATTAAATTGTCCTGAAAGTAATGGTCTTATTTTCCCAGTGTATTCACCTTGCTTGTCTTTTTTATCTGACTCATGAGAAATATAAATAACATTGCATTTAAGCCTTTGAAATCTTTCACATATATCTATGAAGAATGGTATCTTTAATTTATATTCTGCATAATCATCATAAGCTCCAGTTTTAGTCACAACTTTATTAACTGAATACCATTTATGGTAAGCATTGTTAGTTCCAGTTCCACCATCCCATACAAGGGTTTGATCTTTTTCAAGCTTGGTAGCTTCATTTGCTAACCATAACATTATTGTATCTTTTAGATTAGTATTATCTTTATGATTAGGATTTATTTTTTTGCAAACCTCAGTGTCATACAGGGCTACTTCTAATACATCTGATCTTCCTTTATGAGCACCAAGACCTCTATCAATATTAACTACGATTGGATTTGGAAAACCATTTAGTGCTGCATAAGACTTTCCAGTACCACCATATCCCTGGATACCTAATCTTATTTGTGGATCTTCTGCTTCTGCTAATGTTCTACTGTTTACAGGCTTGTACATTTTATCTTATTTTCATTGAGGATTTTTGTTAATATAGATTTTACTTTCACATTAAGATGTGCTATTGCACCATTATTTTCAACTGTATATTTAAATGGATAGTTGTCTAATTCGGTTTCTGAAGAATGAACATCTAAACTATCTGGACTAGCACGATTTCTATTTATTCTAATAAGATGCCCGCCAACTTTATCAATCATGTCTGCTTCATTAAGAAATCTCACATCAGGTATTACAACACACTGTACTGATTTATCGAGTTTTGTTATCTGTTGTAGAACACATTGTATCCAATAATCTTGTCGTATTAGATTCCTTTTGAAATCTGTTCCCCACCATTGATAAATCTTTCGGAATGTTTCCTTGTTAGACTCCATGTATTCTACTGTAACACCACAAGCCTTGCCTATCTCTCTCTTTAATTCGTCAGCAAATCCTATTCGTTCCACTTTCCACGTGTATAGAATATCTCGTATCATCTCACAAACTGTATCTTTTCCTGACTTACGTTTACCTGAGATACCAACTATTATCATGATATGTTATTTAGGTTGTTTATGAAGTTCACAAACTTTATTTGCTTCAATCTCTATTACATATGAAGCTTTAAAATCTTTTTGATTAGATAATACACTAACTGCTTTCATTGCTTCTGGTGTATCATGCTGTATTGAAGCAATACTATAATCTTCAAATACTAGAATTGTAATAATCATTTTGAGAATTGAAGAGGATCATACTCACGTTTTATAAAATCGTATTGAAGAACCATCTGTTCTGCTATATCATCTTGTGCTGCACATGCATTATAGAATCTGCATTGAAACTTACCATCATTACATGCACCATTTATTAGGCCTTCTTTTATAAATGTTCTATGACTTCCTTGAACAGATGAAGCCTTCTGTGCATCTATAAAAGTTTTAATTTTATCATCAAGTAACAATCTAAATTCTCTTATTCGATCTTCTTTAGGAATCCAAATATCAGATCGTTTAAATATAGTTGGTTCTTTACTATTTAGAAATACACCATCAATACATACTCCTATGGGTGATGTTCCTATTAATTGTGCTAGTGGAGAACCGTGATTCTTCCTCAGTTCAAGAAGTAAACAAAACAGATAGAAGTGTAACTGTGTAGATAATTCAAACTTCTTGAAGAATTCTTTTATCTCATTATCACGATACGATGTAGAACCATTTTTTGTTGCTGATGACCATAAAGAATGTGTCTTATAGTCACCAATTATAAATATTCCAGAGCTTATCTTTTCTATCTTATCAATAGTTCCAACAAGAAGTACTATAAAATTATCATCCTCATAATATGGTATAGCAAAATCAATTTCGACTGCCGCTTTTCCATTAATTACAAGGATAGAACTCTGCACCTTATCTTTATACCATATCCAAAAGTCTGTACAAGTCTTTATCAAGTGTTCTTGATTGAGGTGCCCCTTCCTATCACGTATCTGCATTGGCTCTGATAGAACTTTAAGAGCCTCATGAATATTGTCTCCGAACTTATTCTCATCCATTGCCATCAATGCAACAAACTTATGAAAAGCTTTACCATACATTAGATCATTATACGGTAATTTATCTGTATAACCATCTATGATTATTCTCTTTAGACGCAGCATACAAGCTGACTGAATGAGTGCTGATGCGTCTAATTTGATTATTGTTTTAGGCATGAAGTTTAAACTTTAATTCTTCTACAGATTTTAATCCTATTGGTGAATGATTAGGATTATCAAAGTCACATCTAGTTATTATTTCCCAAGCTTCTTTGAATGTTAGATTATATAATTTTCTATACTCTGCAATAATACATCTACCATTATAATTAATACAAGGTCTATTGCATTGTGAACATCCAACTCTATCTGTGCCTTTATTAAAACTTAAGTTTGAATCCATATTGTTCTGCTATATGCATAGCTTCTTTTTGTTTGTCAGAGAGGAATGTAGGTTGTTCTAACTTTCGTTTACCATGTCTCATAATGGGTTTCTCTGCCATCTCAGGACGAGTAATCTTTAAAAGTGGTGAGAACCATTCTTCTATTTGTTTCTGAGTAAGAGATTCCCATTGTTCTACAGGACATTCAAGAAGTTGTTCTATTGTCATTCCTTGATTAGTTTGATTTCGTTGCACTTAATGTTATACATAATATCATTGAGACTAAACAATGTAATCTCAATATCTTCTATCTCCTCAGGTGACAATGCAAGATTCTTCATATGTAGAACATCTCCAGATTGAGAATTCTTAATGAAGATTTCTATCTTAGATTTCCATTCCTCAGAATTAGTATTAGATAGAGTTTGTGCCTTAAAGCCTTCTGGTGTTCCATCTAGTATATTTCTATCTATATCAAGATGAATACCAACACCACGCTTCTTATGTATGTGAAGTGATTCACAGAATAGAGAATACTTACCATCAGGATCAAGTTTATCTAGTAAGTATTTTTTTGCTTGAAAGAGTTTATTGTAGAGAGTATTACTATTTAGTCCTGGATGATCCTTATAGAAGATGACTCTGTTTTCACCATCAGCAATCATTTGATCTAGTATTATCTTTATCTCTGCTGCATATTTTGCTCTATAATATGGTGCATTAGCAAGACGTGACCAATGCTGAGGTCTATGTTTCTCAAGAGATTGTTTAATCTTAATCTGAGTCTCCTTATCAGATATAAGACCAGTCAAAGTATCTACTAATTTTTGTTCGTCCATATTAATCTGTCCACAGTTTTAATGCCAATCCAAAAGCTTCGGCTTTTTGTGAAGCAGATGCATGAGGAATTAACCATGTATTTGATGCCCATGCAGTTTTACATATTCTTGCTAAATTATTTAAATAAATTGTCCAAAGCAATTTATTTGAAGCTTCTGGGGTTCTAAGTAGCTTTTCTGCATCATGCATTGCATTTAAATCTTCAAAGAAATTAGGAAGTTCATTTATATCCCATAAACGTTCTCCATCTGGAGATTCATAATACTCTGGAACTGCAACTTCTTGTGAATCATGAGATGGTACAAATTTATATCCGAATACTTCTGCAATTTTAACTCTTTTTTCTTTTAGTGTCATAAATTAAAATGCTTTGTTTTCCATATCTTATCTTTTTCTCTTTGCGAGGATGCTAAACAAAACTAAAACCTGACTCGCGCAACTGGCATATTACTAACAATTACCAGCTCAAGAATACACTCACAAGTTCACCCACTATCATAATAGTGTAACTATTAGAGAGAAGGATTTAATGAGCAGAGCTTGATTACTGTTGAACAAGCATCTTAACAAGTCACTGCTTGGTATAATGGATTATATTCTCTCCATTAAGCAGAGGCAGGAAATTTCTTAAGAGCATAAATATCTTCTCCATCAAACACAGTTAATTCTGTTCCATTTGGTTCCCATGATAGTTTTGTTCCTAAGTGACAAGGCACATATACTATGTCATATATACTTACTTCGTTTTTATAACGAAACTTTGAACCAACATGAAACACTTCAGCTTCCACTAATTGTATTCTTCTGTCTTGTGCTATCTCTGGTATTACTATTGTAGAGGATTCTATCTTTTGTTTTTTTACTTCCACTATTAGAATATCTCCCAATGCTTTCATAATGTAATTAAATGAATTCTGCTGCCATCTGCCTTATAGAAGCAGGTTTCGTGCCAGGATATATACATATTAATTTTTTATTTTGTTTACAGTTTTACGAAACATTACTTCTATTTGATCATCTGGTCTGTTTATTGCTATTATATATACGTTACCACGACAAAATTCTATCCACACAGCAGGATTATCTATTACAACATCTGCCGGTATTCCTAAACCAGACATTCTTTCAACTACTTTATCATATAATTCTTTATTCATATAGGTAATACTCCTAATATCTTATGTCTCTTTACATGTTGTTCTAGTGAACGAACATTTAGTTTTGTATCAAGACCTTTATCTCGTAGATTATATGTTACATTATTTTTAAGTACTTCAAGAAATTCTTTACCACCATTCATTGACAGAATAATTGGTTCTATATCTTCTGGTCTTTCATCTAGAGGTGTAGTATATATCTCGAATGTACTTATCCTTGCATATAGATCGAGACGAAAGAGATTCTTATCACACAGAGCTTCAAGATCTTTATTGGTTGCACATACAAATCTACAATCTATTTCTTCTTCACTCAGGGAACCAACCTTCATAATTTTCTTCTCTTGTAATGCTCTAAGAAATTTACCTTGTGAGTGCATGGGTAATTCTCCAACTTCATCAAGAAAAAATGTTCCACCTTTAGCAGCCTTCATAAGACCATCTCTATCTCGTTCTGCTCCAGTGAATGATCCTTTAGTAGAACCAAATAGAATAGACTCTACAAGTGCTTCAGGTAATCCTGCACAATTCTGTGCAACAAATCTTCCCTCTCTATTACCATGAAATGCTCTTGCCAATATTTCTTTTCCTGTTCCAGTAGGACCACTAATAAGTACTGGTTCATTTAGTGGTGCCAATTTAGCAACATTTTGTTTCTCCTTAATCATAGATTCATTCACAGTAATGAATCTACTTAGCCAAGCTTCTGTTGTATTAGAAAAATCTATAATACGACAATCTTCTCGCTTCCAAGGTAATTTATTGTCTTTGATTATTCTATCTATCTGTTGCTTTGCTAACTCAAGAACTTGTGGATCTTTTTGATTGAGTGCCAACTCTAAATCTTCTTTACGAATTTCTTGGCTCATAGTTTATTTAATTCATTCATTAGTTTTGTTACTGTTTCTAAATCGCCTTTAGTTATTGCTTCATATACTCTCTGTTGCAAAATCTCTCTAGGCACTTGGACAGCGCTATCAACTATGATAGACTTGACTGAATCTCTATGACTTTGTAAAGTCTTTTCTAAATTGGAGCGCCGCTTCTGTTCATTAATCCAACCAATGACTGGATACCAGATACGCCATATATCATGTTGTGATTCTTCTACATGACAATAAACATTATTAGTATCTGTTGCTTTAAATGAAGATGCCATTGATACTGGAAGATCAACATACTCGAACAGTTTATTGTATGTGAGAATATTTAGAAGTTCTTCTATGTCGCAGGTTATATTCATTTCAGTAAAGACTTAAGATCATTTATGACATTTTTATAAACTGTAGCCGTTATTAAGTATTCTTTTGCTAAAGATTCTTCTCCGTTGTTAAGTGCTTTTAAAGTCCATTCTGAATATTTCTTTTGAAGATCTTTATACGAATCTAGCAGACTTTGTACTAAATCATCTTTAGTTATTCTTAATTGTTTTAGTTTAGCCATATTATTTTCCATTTTCTGTTGTATCTATATCACCTAGTATTTCTTCATCTTCTTCTGTGATAGGTTCTTTCTCCTCATAAGTATATCCTCCCATGATTATACCTTCCCAAGATTCTTTTTGTTGTACTACCTTTGAGAGACACTTTAATTTCATTGAGACAACTTGAGCAACTTGTTCTTCAATGGTGCCTGCAAAGAATATTAATTGCTGGGTTGTATCCGACAATGATGTAAGTCTTGGAAATCTACCTAGACCTTGCACCATTTCAATAGCACTCCATGTTGGTGCTATAAATGACTTACGAGGTCTAGTAAGTATTTTTGAAATATCTTCTTCATAAGCATATCCACTTTCTTTATGTCTGACTTTTTCTTGACTAAATTCGTCTGTGTGATGTAGTGATAATCCAACACCTCCTGCCCTAAACGTATAGAAACAATACAATGAATCTCCTTTTTGAAATCTATCAATTTCATTTTGTCTTTCTTTTAATGTTTGTATCCCTAATTTAAGTGTTTCATCATCAAATGATTCTTCTACTTTTGCTTCTACATCTTCAAGAGATAACATATCCATTGTGATGCCAGCTTCTTCTAGTGCTTTTAGAAGATCATCTGATCCTTCTATTGCTGCTTTTGTTTTTTGTTTTTCTGTTGCTTTTGTTTGTCCACCTCCCCAGATTATACTTATCTTCTCTCTAGGAATCTTATAATCTTCACAAAGCATCCTAATACATTTTCGTATTGTAACTTTAAAGTTGACTGCACATCCAGCAGCATATCCATTATTGGTAGCATTTACCATTTGTTCACACAAGTATTTTATACGATCTGGATTAGATTCTGCTGCTATACGATACTGTAACATTGCTACCAATATACAGACATTCTTCTGTCCAGCATTAATTAGTCCTTTTGCTTCCTTTGCTTCTGCTTTAGATTTCTTCTTTAGAAATTCTTCAATAGCTTTATCATAGAATTCTTTTCCTTCTTTTGTTTGAAAGTCTATAAGAAGAACAGAATTCTTAGCATGAAATTGTGGCTTAACTCCTTTCACACGTACTATGAAATCATTCATTACATCCATTAAACGTTCCATTGCTCCAGGAGAATGTTCGTAGGGATTTGCTGGTGATGCTACATATTCTGCGAAAGTCTTCCAATGTTTATTCTCTAATTCACATTCTATAAGTGTAGCTTTTGTATTTCTGATGCGTGTTGCCACACAAAAGCACTTTGCTTCTGAAACTTTTGTGAATGGTGTAGCACTTAGAAAAATTTGATAAGTGTTAGGAAGTTCATTGAATGAAGCTGCTATCTTTGCTTGTTGTGTTCCTTCATTCTTCAGAGCTTGACATTCATCCCAAGCTATAAAACACGGATTAATCATTGGTCGCCAAGACCATTGTGTGTATTCCATGCCATGTTCTATCTTCAGTTTTTCATCTACAAATAGTTCACCAAACTTAGAACGTAATTGATCTATATTAATAACAAGAATATCTTGTGGATGCCTTAGACCAAAAAATTTTTCAAATACTCGTTTTGTTTGTTCTACTACACTAGCCTTTGTTACGTAAATATAGGGCCAAGGTGCAATAGAACCAACTTTAGTATGCCAGTTTGATTCTCTTAGTCTAGCTATGACCGCACCCATTATGAATGTTTTACCATAGCCTGCATTAGCTATTAGGAGCTGACCACGTTTATTATCATTTGTAATACCACTTAATAATTCACGGGCTGCTTTATGTTGAAACCAAAATAAGAAAGACTTGTCTTTAGAACAGAATGGTAACTTATAATGTTTCTCTAAATTAATTGATGTATCTATTACAGTTGATAAAGGTTCTTCTGTAAAGATTAACTTAGGTGTTTCTGATTGTTTTAATAAAGCTTTTTCCTCGTCAGTAAGCTTAATAACTGGAGGATTATTCTTTAACCAAATAGAAGTCTCAAGTTCGATCTCCCTATCTTTAAGCCATTCTTTTATTTCATTAAAGGAAATCTTCTCCCCATACTCATGTGGAAAATATTTTTGTTTTATCTGCTCATCACTGTAGCCAACTATTCGTAGTAGATCATAGAAAGTTTGAATCTTTCCAAAAGTGTAAGCAATTTTAATGCGCTGTGAGATTACCTTTAGATGATCTCTTGCTTTTCTATTCTCCTCTATGTTTGTCATTCAAGTATAATATTAAGTGTTTCACTAATTTTCTTTTTATCACCTTTAGAAATTATTTGAAGTGCAAGATTCCGCGCATCTTCTTTTGATAGTCTTAGCATAGATTGTATCTTATGCGCGATGCTATCATAATTGTGATTGAATTTAATGCTGGAAACTTTTGCTTGCTTCCATCTTGCATGATCCTGTTTCCAATATTGTAGTCGCCATAGACGAGGCTTTTCAAATTTGATAGTCTGTTTCTCATTACCATCAGAATCTAGATCGTGTTCATAATATTGAATATGATACGATAGTGGAAATTCTGGAACACATTCTAGTAAAGTTGCTTGCCACAATTCTATTTCGACATGATCATAATCTTTTAGAAGCAATTTTATATAATGAGCAAAGGGAATTGTTATATTACTTTCATGTTTTCCTTCCATAAGATTAGAAAATAAGGAAGTGCTCCGTATATATTGTGATATACGGAGCACTTTTGTGCTATATTCTAGTAAGTGTTATGCTAGAACCTTAACTCCAGCAGCAGTAGTAGGAGTAGGCTTTTCTGGTTCTTCTTCCTTAGTCTTTTGCTTCAGAATAAGCTGCTCTTGACAATACTTGATCCGCTCAGCAATTTCTTTGAACTTTGCTTTCTGAGCTTCTGGATCAGTAATAGTTCCAGAAAGAATAATGTTCTTGAATTCTTCCTGAAGATTACTAAGTTCTTCTCGCAATGATGCCATCGTTTCACCGCGTGCACTGAAGTTAGCAAGACCATCAAGGAAATCCTTAACCGAAAATGCCTTAGTAGGATCAGTCTGCTTCTCATCAATACTGGACTTAGTGATATTAACACTAGTCTGTGCTACCTTCTGATATGCCAGTTCTAGCACTTGATCAAGACCAATCCAAGCAAGGAATTTTTGTTTTCCTTCCTCATCTTTTGGTTTGATAGGCTTCAATGCGAATCTATCAGGAGAATCCTTTTCCAATTTTCTAGTAGAACTGGCTTCACATGGCCATTCAATTCCATTCCTTGTAGAGATTACACTATCTGGAATGATTGCCTCGATTTTCTTTCCGTCAATTTCTTCGATTGTTTTTGGCATATAACTGTTTCTATCTTCTCTAATGGTTTGTTTGGTTTGTTATTAATTCAAAAGCGCCCATTAGAATACACTTTATGAATTAACTTTTCTAGGACACAACTAGACAAGTTGTGACTTAAAATTCTTCTGTGAAAGGAACATCTGGTATATAGTCATAGCATGGAACGTGCCAATGTTATTATTTACAATGATGAAAACTCAGGTGCAGGGCCATCAATTTCCATCTAATACCTCCTAAGTATTTCTTTCTTGGTTTCCACTTACAAAATGGGCATTTAATTTTTATTCTGGTTTTCATCCTCTTGTTGCTGTTGCAACTGAAAAGTGTTTCATCTTGGATGAACGCACTCCAGATATTGTTATTATATTATTTTTGTCATCTAAACCTACTATAGAAGCATAATCTTCACCAAAGAAATCAAGAAGCTTCCTAACTTCTATACGTGCTTCTCTTATTGGCATCTTCAACAGTATTTCCTCATTGGGATTCTTAAATCTTACTAGATGTTTTGTTGCTTTCATTATATTGTTCTGGTAATTTATCTATGTATCCTTCTCTTAGAAGAAATTCCCAACATTCTTTTTCAGAATTTAATGCTATTAGAGCATTATTAAAAATACATTTTTCATTAGGTGGTTCTATTGCAAACCAATATTTATAACAATGATCATATTCTATCGTGAATGGTTTAAGTGTTTTCATTTGTATAAATCTCTATTTGTTTTTATATGCTTAATAACACGCTTCATATGCTTGACTGCCTCAGAGATTGTCATTTTATTACCAGTATATCTATTCCAATGGATATTATAGTTCAGGAGAACTCTTCTAAAACACATGGTTAGTTCTTGTCTTATCCACAACCATTTAGAAGTTTTCATAAGGTGAATCTATTTTTATTCTACCAAGTTTAATATTCTCAGCATATCTTCTTTCTGTATAGGATTGCAATTTACAAAGAAGCTGCTGTAATTCAAAGTATCTTTTATCTCCCGGAACAATATCAAGCAGTTTCATTATCTGTTCTTTGGTTTTCACGCATCCTCTATTTGCTTCATAGTATTTGTCTTTCATAAAGATTGTACGGACTGAGTCGCTAAAGCTCCTGCTGTTCAATTATCTGAACTGATTCTGAATAATATCCATTACTTTCTCCATACCATCTAAGAACTACTTGTCCTTTCATTGTTGTTATACGATAGAATGTCCAAAGAAAACTTTCTGGTGGATAATCTTTTACTACTCCTGATGGATGTTCATTGTGATTGGTTGATTCTTCAGCTTGAAGAATTGGAGTATCTATAAGATCATTTATATCACCACAAATATCTTCAAGATAAACTGATTCACAGCAGTCTTGTTCATGATACATTTGATATTGCTTACCATCAGATGTTACAAATACTATAGAATCTTTTTCATTATTAATACTTATTTTTGTGAATACTTTTCTAATGAATTCTTTTATTTCAATATAGTTTCTCATATTTTAATTTCTGGTGGAACATCTCCATCATGTAATATCTTGTATCCTGTGTATGCTATCCATTTTGCCATCAAATCTAGTTTATCGGTATAAAGCATTGTGGAAAGTTTGTATTCAGTAAGATCAAATGTTCTAAACCAATCACCACGAATCATTAGATCACATTCTATCTCTGAGACAATACTTGTTCTTGTGTCATTACGTCCAAGAGACTTATTGACTGCCCAACTAAAAGGAAAATCTTTATATTGCGAAGCTATCCAAAAGTGTAGATTTGTTAAGTCTATTGATGACTCATAATTAAGTTTGAATAATGTAACACCATCATTTTCTGAGGAGCCAAGCCATCCTTGTTGTATCCAAACTTCTACTGGAGCATAACGTTGCATCAGAACTATAAGTGCACCAATCACATAAAGATTATCATCAGCATTTCCCCACCAAGCAACATCTGTATTTATCAGTATTCTATATGCTCCATCACCTGTTCCGCGTTTTACTTCTAATTCCTCACTAGACTTGCGATTGAAGCAACACTTTTCTTCACCACTTAATATGAGATCTGCCGTAGTTGTAATTCCATTTTCTTCCCTAGTGTATCCTTGTTTTGATTGTGAGAATGATGGAACTAGATCATCTACCATTCCTAACAATGTTTCAATTCGTTCTTCTGCATCCCTTTGAAATTCAATGTTTCCAGTTGTTATATCTTTACAGGCTTGATCAAGATTATTCTTTAAATTTCCTACCATTGTATCATCTAATCTATAAAATTCTTTTGTATTGAAGAACTTATCTTTTGCATCTTTAGCTAATTGAATTGCTTGTTCCTGACTATCAAGTATAATTGTGGTGCCACCATTATTTGTTGGTGATTTGTAAGATTTCATAACAGGATTGTTTTCTCAATTACTTTTGTGTAAATGGCTTTAATGTCTGTTGAACCTGTCATTTTCAATAGTTTTGCTTGTCCTTCTACAAAGTCTTTCAATTCTGATTCTGAGGCAAATCGCTTCATCACAAATCCACCACATTTATGCCCATTAGGTAACATATAAGTTAGTGTCTTAAGCTTAATGACTTTTATTTCACTCATATTGCTTGGTGCTATTCCCCGCTTGCTTGCGCGTAATCAAATGGAAAACTTTCCGCAATTCTGGAGTATATTAGCCTTCACATCATTGTCAATAAGTTGAAAGATACTTTTCTCAGCAATCTGTTCAGCAGTAGATTTACCTTGTTTAATAAAGGCTGCTCCACGTCTTATTGCTCGTGTTGTTATGTAAATTGTTCCTGCACAATATTCATTACAATATTGTCGCACTCTATGACAATATGTTGACCATTCTATATTACCTGTCATCTGTATTGAAATATCGTGCTCAATGTGTTCATCATAGAAGATCTCATGCATCGTAAATCTATTGAGCGTAGATGCATCAATCTTATTTCGTATAAAGCCACGTGTACTACCAGTGCCCTTTGTATTATCTGCAACTACAAGATAGAAATCCTTGTGACGCTCAATGGTTTCATTATTTCCAAACGTGTAGAACTTATTTTCAAGAGCATTACAAGCTCCAGTAATTACCATTGCATCACAAGCACAAATTTCATCAATACACAATAGTCCACCATCTTTGTAAGCTTTATATGCAAGTCCAGGTATGAAACTTCCAGTAGCAATATTATTATAGCCAACAATCTTTCCTTCTGTAACTGTTGGTCCACCTTGAACTGGATACAACGGAACATTTAGTGCTTGTGCAAGATGCTCAAACATCATTGTTTTACCACAACCTGGCGCTCCATATAGGTAAAGAAATTCAGAATAGCCATTGCTGTTCCGTGCAGTAAGATCATTTACTATCTCAGGGACTTGATAATGATGCCTAGTTAGTGTAATCTTTTGTTCCTCAGAATCATACTTATGATTAACTATGAGAATCTCAACACGTTTCTTGGTTAATTGATCTCGAAGATCAACCAGTTCATTCTCGCGTTCTGAGATAGTATTGACTAACTTCTGATTCTCAAGATTTTCATTATTTAGTTTATTCTGAAGCTGATCTAGTTCATTCTTATATAGTTGTTCTAATTCTGAATCAAAAGCTTTATTTATAGTTTCTTGTGCAGGTTTAATTTCAGCATCCTGATTAATACAAAGTTCAAGAGCTGTTAAGACTTTACTATAATTATGAATTTTTGTAAGTATGTCAATGCTGAAATCATTATGATACGTCACTAATGATTTATGATTACTGCCAGCACAAATCTTCTCGATTGTCATTATGCGAGATTCTTCATCAAGCTTTTGAATCTCTTTTGACAATCTAACAAATAGACCTGTTATATCAAATTTTGTTTTGGTTTGAGTTCCTGTTACTGAAGGAAATGTCTTGTGCATAATCTTGTAACACTATCTAAATCCAAAGCGCAGTTGACTATGCCTCAATAAAGCAAAAATCGTGCCAGCAATATATACTAACACGAGCTTTGATTTATTTCTTAAAGGCAAATATTTATTCCGTTGAATGGTTTCCTGATTGTTTTTCTATCCTTATATGCAAAAGGAACTTCGCTTTGCACAGGTTTCTCAAATTTGATAGAAAGCATCTGCTGATGTGTTAACTCTGGAGCGCTGTCTAGAAGCATTTTAAAGTCGCCTAGATATGAATTGAATTTACTCTGAGTGACTGTTTTGGATTCTTTGTTCATTGTGTTTTTCTCCTATTTTCAATCATGCGGATTGTTTACTGCGTTGCATGACTGAAATTAAAATAAATTTCTAATCAATTCATTTGTGGCACAAAATTAGCTCAGGGTCGTGATATATTCCCCCCATTTTCGTTTATCCTTATTTTCTATGAATTATTCTCAATATATATTTGATATATATATAGTATAGGGGAGATTTAATACGTATATATTCCCTCGCGATTTTTTGCAGCTAATTCGATGCCAATTTTTAGGGTCGTGAGGAGAGCTTTTGAGGGTGTGATTTTTGAAAACGGCCTAACCGAAATTGCCAAGAATATATCAAAACCCTCAGCTTATTCGATGCCAAAATTTTGTTTAATCTTTCAAGATTTTGGTGGGGGTTCCTCGTTTTTTACTTAAGTGCGATTTGGAAAGTGCTTCTCAATCGGAACATTTGACTTAATCCAACTTTTACGAAGAACTTGTCCATAAGCCATCGCCCTTCCCTTTACAATAGAACGACCTTGCTTCCAACAAGTAGGACGATTTTTCTTCGCATTATGGAAAGCAAGTAACCTTTGAAATTCTTCACGTCTTGTTGTCTTGTGGACTGGAGCTTTACGAATTGCTTCCCAGGCTTCTTCTTGTTTTGTCGTTGTCATAGAAGTCAACTTATCAGCTGAATTCTATTACAAGAGTCCTTGCACTCATCCAATTTAGTTAGCTCTACGGTTACATCATTCCAATGATGCTTTAACTTCCTCAGAAGCCCTGAGCTTTTTCCTTATTTAACTATTAGATTTACACAAGGGCAGTGCGTTACTGCGTTTAATAAGTAAGTGATTGCTATCTCCCTTAGCTTACTAGCTTGCTTGCTTACTTTCGTTAATACAGTGTAAGAACTACTATTTCAGCATTAAAATTGTCAAAGAGCTTTACAACGAGAAATTGTCTTGGAGTAGTAGAGTATTTCATCTACTACTCCAAGTATGGTCTGGACTACTTAGCCAAAACTTGTTTGGAAGCCCAGTAGGCACACTCATCAGTGTATTTGACAAGTTGTTCCTCAAGAGCAGGAACATTGCGATCTTCCAGCAATCCTTCCATGTATAGTGCATCAATTTGTTGACACACACGGACAAGAGACATACTCTTGGTAGTGATGATTTTACCACCCCCACGGATTGTGAGTCTGCTAAAGCCATCCTTAGCAGCTTTTCCAACTTTAGACGCCAGTTCAGCACTGGAAGCCATAAGGCGACCAATATCAGAACCATAATCCACGGCACATTTGTGAGCGACTTGTTTATCAATCCCACAATGAACCATTGTCGAGAAAGCATCAGCTTGGAACCTACCAAGCATACCGGCAAACTTGCCGATAATGATAACTTTAGACGGTTCTACTTGAGTTTGTGCAACTGGTGCATTTGTGATTTCTGGCATAACTATCCTTTGGTTGACTACACTTTACGGGTGCACCAAACATGGTTACACTTTGCCGTAAAGTAAAGCAAGCCATAATCACTGTGAAAGCATACGCAATGCATTGCAAGGCGATGCAGTCCAAACTGTATTTCAAAGAACTGCAACACATAGAGCAGATCAGATGCCACGTCCAGACCACAATATATGGTAGTCTTTTATCTTGACTATACCATATGTAGTATGCCAGTGTCTCATTTTTAGAGTCTAACAATGATACATGCATAAGTCATTGATTATCAATGAATTAGACTGTCCTATTCGTGGAAGTCTGTTTTGTGGACAATAGTTGACTAGTCATCTACTACGCTTCGCTGGCAAGTCAAGCGTCTTTGTTTTACTTTGTATTGCAGAGTAATCTGTATCAGAAAGTAGCTTGTGATACAAAGTAGAGAACCGATGTCCAGAAAAAGATTCGAGCGCCTGCACATATACTCTCTCACAAAATTCCCAAAATCAATTACCCCTATCTCTATATACCTACAATCCTCCACTAAAAGTATAATCTAGAACAACACTATTAAACAAAGTTGGCACAATTCTTGCTGTCACAACCTTGATGAATAGTATTGCAACTAAAAAACTTGACTCTATTAAATTTGAGGAACAAGAAGAACATTTTCGCATTAGACAAATTATTGAGTCAACAGGGCTTTACAGTTTGTTAAAGTCCACAGAAAAACTGACAGATGAGGAATTTGATAAAGAATTTACTGTGTTGCACAAAGTTGCTAACATTACTGAGTAAGAAGTATCATAGCTGTTCTATGATATTAAACAAATCGGTTACTTTGCTATTACTCATGTGATTGAGTGCAACACAGTATTAAACTTACAATATGAACTTTTTACGAAAACAAAACTTCTTTAGACCATTTCTAAATGAAGGTATGACAGATTGGGGTGCTCTTATGGTAGCTTGGTATGGATTTGTGAATGATGCACAGCCAAAGGATTAACATAGGAGATTATTCCTATGACAGCAGCAAATCAACAAATTGTAACAGCATTTGAGGAATTAAATCTAACTCCTGAGCAAATCTCAGAAGCATTTGGATTTAATATTCTTGCTGTCAAGTCTGTTCTTTCTCAGTTCTCCTCTAAATTTAAAAGCGCGGTTAAATCATCTAAGAATTCTGGATTTACAGATGATGAAGCTGAAGAAATGTATTCCATCATTCTTAATCTTGCACGATATAGTGATGATGAAAATCTTCAGTATAAAGCTGCATGTCGTATCATAGATGATAAAAAGGGGCGGCTCGACATTGTAAATAATCAGCCAGGATTGCAAATCAATGTAGTAACATTTAATGAGCAGATGCAAAAAGCTCTAAATGCAGAAAGACGTACACTTGAGATAAAAGATGTGGAGGAAGTAGCAGCGTGATGATTTTTGGAATAATGTTATTCATTGTGGCTATTCTTGTGTATGCTTTTACTTCTGATGATGACACTTATAGAAAGAAGTAATGCAAATAGCATTATCAATCAAGTATAATGCTTTTGATGGTTCAGTTGATCTCACTGAACTAAATAAGTACTTAAGTGATGGATGGAAAGTTATTCTTACAGATGTAACAGGATTTACAGTCATAGTAATCCTAGAAACACTTTAGATGGAAAATCAAGTATCAACACTTATCAAGGAGGTGAGGCTAACTCCATCTTTGGTTGACGCTTCTTCTAATAACAAAGGTAATGCTGAGAAAGATTTTCCATCTTCTTTTTTATATGATGGTGATAGAGTAGATAATACTCCTCCGCCAACAGGAGAATATCAGAAGTTCGAGTTTCCTAATCCCTTCATTCTAGTTTGCTTCTTCGATAAATCAATAGCAGATGGTTATGTGACACTTCATCCTTGGCAACGTGATGTCAATGTAGAACTTGCAGAGGCGAAACCTACATCTAAGAATCCATGTAAATACGTTCTTCTTGCTAATAATGGCTCAGGAAAAGATAAATTCATAATAGCACCCTTCTCAGTTTGGTTCACACTAACAAAGATTCGTAGTCGCATCATTATTACTACTTCATCTGGTGTTCAACTTACTTCTCAAACAGAGCCATATATTAAAGATCTGTGTGAAAAAGTAAATGCACATTTTGGCCAAGAAGTCTATCGTATAAGACAACGCTACATTAAGTGCATACTTACTGGTTCAGAAATAAGAATGTTTGCAACTGATGAGAAAGGGAAGGCAGAAGGTTATCATCCAATAGATGCACACTCTGAGATGGCAATTATTGTAAATGAAGGAAAGAGCGTAACAGAAGATATACATGAAGCTCTACGAAGATGCACTGGTTTCAATTATTGGATAGAAGTATCATCTGCTGGAGAACCTAAAGGCTTCCTTTATAAAGCAGTAACAGATCCGCGCTTTGGATTTAAGAACAAAAGAATAACATCATACCAATGTCCACATCTCAATAAAAATGAAATAGAAACTGATAAACTTGATCTTGGAGAGCATTCTGCTTTCTTTCGTTCTAAGCATCTATCACTATTCACTTCAATAGGCGGACAATCAATCATACCCCTAGAATTAATACAACAACTTTTAGATAATCCTCCAGTTCATCAATTTCAGCATTGGCCAAAAAGAGTGGGTATTGATCTTGCTGCTGGTGGTGATGAAAATGTAATTTGTATCACACAAGGCAACTATGTAGTAAAAGAAATCTGGTTTCGTGAAACAGATACAACTGTTGCTGCTATGCGCATTTTCCAGATACTACATGATGAGAAGATAGATAAAAATAGTGAACATATCTATGCTGATGATGGTGGAATAGGTAGAGGTATCATAGATCAAGTTAATGCTTTTGGATATAATATCAATCGTGTAATGAATCAATGGGCGGCGCTTGGAGATAAAAAACAATTTGGTAATAGAGGAGCATCTAATTGGTTTCGTGTGAAACGGATACTAGAGGAAAAACTGTTTGATATTTCAGGACTTTCTAAGATTACGCTAGATCAACTTAGTCAGCGCAATTATAAACAAACTCTAACTGGTGGACGAATATTTCTTGAAGCAAAGAAAGAAGCTAAAGCACATGGCAGACTATCACCTGATAGAGCTGATGCATTTATACTTTCCCTAACAGGACTTACAGTTGAAGATTTTATGAAGAATGATAACAAAGAAGTAGAGACTGAGGCGCGGCAGCGAGGACAACTTCTACCAACACCTGATGCTGTACTTAATTGGTATGAAGATAACGAGACGTACTCCAATTACTCAGACAAGATTTTTGATAGTAAACGTTCCAACGTAAAACGTTCCAACGTAAAACGTTCCCTTAAAGAGACGCTCCTCAAAATATAAATTTATGCCATACAATGATTCTGTTGGTAGTTCTATTCCAATACTAGTAAATCCAAGCAAGACAGAAGTTCCAGAAGAATGTCTCAAATATTTTGATGAGCATGTGGAAGGTCTTACAATAAGTCAACTTAGAGCATGTTCTAATTATTTCTCGAATAAAGCCGATGAGTTAGAAGATAAAATGAGAAAGTCAGTCTCAATGGAAGACTTTGACAATATTAAGAAAGAGCCTGAAGAAAAATATGAGCAGGATAATAAAGAGGTAGAGAATGATTAATACAGTATTTCTTTGTGATACCTGTGGTAAGCAATTTAATCATGACATATCCACAATCTCAATTAGAGGTAATGATGTTCCATCCCAAGCTTTCCCGAAACAAGTTTATTCTACCTTTACAATTTGTATAAAATCTAAAGATAAATCTACCGATAGATTAGATTTTTGTTCACAAGAATGTTTCTCAAAGTATAAGATATAATGGAAGCAGCAAATATAGCATCTGATTCTGATGGACTAACAAATAGTCCTCTTGTATCAGCTAATCCTACTGATACACAAGTTGATGAACAGGATAAGTTCTTCGATTTTACACAAGCTAGACCACATCTAAGGAGACTTATTGACGATTGGCACACTGAGATAGAAGATACAGAAGTTCGTCGCAAGACAAGGAAAGTTGAAATTGATATAGAAGGTCTTAGACAGAAAGGAGATCTTGATGAAGATGAAACGATTATTCCAGTGCGTGTTATTGATTCTAATATTCAGCGTGAGCAGCCTCCTTATATCAATTATCTTAAGAACTCTCGCAGATTAGCAATCTTTGAATGTCTAGATGATCCTACCAAAGATAATGATCTTCTTGAACAAGACTTTACAAAGAAGTGTACATATACATCTTGGGAAACACCACACTACAAGTGTCTTGATGGTTCACAAGCACATGGATGGGATGCAATAGAAGTAGTGTATGATGAATCTAAACCAGGCAATTTCTCTCTTGAACATATAGGTCATGATAAACTTCTATTCCCTAGATCTGCAATAGATATTCAACAGTGTCCTCGCATTATTAGATGCTATGATGTATCTATTCTTCAACTGCGCCTTTGGGTTAAGAAGTATGGGTTTGACCCTATTCAGGTGGAGATGATTCTTGCAAAGAGGCGAAATACACAGAAAGAAGGAGAGACTGAACGAATCTATAAACTGTATTTCAAGAAGGATGGCATAGTTAATGTGTCTTGGTTCTGTATGACAGATGGTGTTTCTGATTGGTTAAAGAAACCTGTTACACACTATATAGGTATTGATGATACTCAGACAAGACAACCAAAACCTCTCGATATGTATCCCATATTCATACTACCATATCGTGAGACAGAAGAACCAAAAGTAGTAGATCATAAAGGTCGTTGTTTTCTTGATGAGTTTAAACAAGAAGCACAAACAGCACTTTGGTCCTCTTTTGTAAATGGAATGAATCGCGCTAGTAACATTTATGCGTCTCCATCAACAGAAGATGGAACTGGTGCCTCGCTTAAAGAATTACAGAATGTTACTTTGAGGGGCGGTAGAATACTTAGTAAGCCAATGAACTTTTGGCATACTGAATATCCAGATCCAGTAGTATTACGTACCCTACAGTATGCAGATGTTGCTAATTCTGAAGAAACAAATCAAGTTAATTTTGCAGCAATTAATCGTGAAGATTCTCGTAAGACTGCAAAAGAGATAGGAGCAGCAGAGCAACAGCAGCAGCTTCTCAACTCTGTACAGCTTACATTATTTTCTACCTTCATACGACAAGTATATTCTCTTGTATGGCTAATAGTACAATCCCAGGCAATGCAACAGAAGATAAAGTTTCTTCTTATTCAAAAAGCACAGCCAGTCATTAATCCAATTACAGGAACTCCTGTAATAGATCAATCAACTGGACAACCAGCAACACAAATCATTTTTACTAATGATATTGATACCATCAAACTAACATATTCTATTAGAGCTGCTGGTGATGTTGATGTTGTTCAGAAGCAAGAAATGATTCAAGCAATGCAACAAGATATGCCTCTTGTGATGCAAACAGCCCTTAAAGATCAATTTATTCTTGATTATTTCAAACTTAAATATCCTGATAGAGCGGAAAGATACGCAGCAGCACTTCAACAAGGAGCACAAATGCAACAACTAATAGGACTTGTACAACAACTCTCAACAACACTAGAAGGTGTACTAAAAGATGCTCCACAACTTGTACAAGAACTTCCAGATAATCAACGGCAACAGCTTGGTAGTATGTTACAGGAAGCTTCACAGTTGACTGGTGCCGCTAATGGAAAACCTCAGCAAAGACAATGAATACAGTTAAAATTTATTCGGAAGCAATAGGTAGAACTGTAATGACTGAAGGATTACCAGAATCTCCAGCAGAAGATGCTGCTAGAAAGCAAATGCTATTTAATTGGTTACAATCCACACCAACACAAGAACTGTTTGAATCACTTAAAACTTCAGCAGATTCTCTGATTGAACAAGCCATTAATTTAGCTATCACTTATCATACTCATAAGACTCATGAACAAATTCTATCATGTCTTGTGAGAGCACATGAACTAAAGAATGTAATTAAACAACAGACTAAACAATATGCCTGAAATCGCGCCACTAACACCAACAATTACTAATGATGGAGTAATAATACCTCCAGCACCAGGTCTTAATCTTCCTGAACCTAAACAAGAGACTAAAGTAGTTGAGCAACCAAAAACAGAAGTTAAGACAGAAGAACCTACTAAAGATGAACTAATAGATTTCTCAGCATTTGCTGATGCTAAATCATTAGTACCTCAGGAAATCCTAAAGAAACAAAGAGAAGATGAAGCTGCCAAAAAAGAACTTGAAGCTACTCCTCAAGATAAAGGAACAGAGACAACTACTAAAAGTACAAAGAAAGCAGAACGTGATTATTCTGATCTTGAGCCAGAAGTTGTTCCTCTATTCAAGAGTATGGCTAATGATACTTTTAATAAGTTAAAGCCACTATATCTTGAGCATAAGAAACTAAAGGCAGACATAACAGCAAAAGAAGCAGAACTAACACAATCTAAGACTGCTCTTGAAGAAGCTCGTAAAGGTATTACAAAAATTCCTGACAACTATTATGAGAATGAAAATGCCTTCATATTAACGCCAGACTTTCAACAAGGTGTGAGAAGGCTTAATGTTGCCAATAGTATTTACTCTCATTGGATGGATCAATTACAGAAAGTAAGAGAAGGTGCCTCAGATTTTGATATGATAGACTTTGATTCAAAGCAAGGACAATTTGTAGTTACTGGTAAAATTAAGGCTGATGACAAGTCTGAACTAAAGCTAATGTCATACGTCAATTTTGCTCAGAATCAACTTACACAAGAACAACAGAATGTTCAAGCTATTCAGAACAGTCATAAAACAAAGTATCAACAGAGTGTAGCATCTCTGCAACAAATAGATCAACAATTCTTTTCAGGGCTAAATAAAGAGGAGAATAAAAAGATCTATGATCCACTAATAGCTGACACGATTAGTAAATTGCCAACAGCAGTACAAAATTCTCCATTAGCTCCAGTTACAGCAAAAGCACTTGTTCTATGCACAGTACTTGCTGGTCTATTACAACAAGCTGCCAACAAAATTAATGGGGCGCCTCAGCCTAGTACAAATGGTGACAAGTCTACCAATCGTCAAATACAGCCAAGCGCGGCAGAGATTGCAGGTGGTGGGGATGGAAAGTCTAACAAAGATACTGATAGTTTTACAATAGATGATTTTAAACGAGTTAAGGAAGGATATTGATTATGTATCTAATATTTGATACTGAGACAAGTAATCTTCCTAAATCTGGTCAATCTATAAAAGATCCATTTTGTGCGCGTATTATTCAGATTGCAGCAATTCTTCTTGATGATAAATTTGAAGAGAAATCGTGCTTCAAGTCTCTTATACAATTATCAAATCATTATCAAATTTCAGCTGGAGCATTTGATGCACACGGTATAAATCATGAAATGTGTCAAAAATTTGGTATTCCAATAGAAGCTGCTCTTTGTGTATTTGATTCAATGGCAGTTCTCTCTAAAGTACAAGTTGCTCACAATTTTCATTTTGATTCAAGAATGTTAGAATTTGAAGTTACTAATATTCTTGATGGAATGAATTCAACTCTTACAAATCCATTTTGTACTATGTTAGCTTCTACTCCACATTGCAAATTGCCTGGTAGAAATGGACAACAATATAAGTGGCCTAAGTTGAGTGAAGCCTATAAGTTTTTTGTTGGTGAAGATTTAGTTGACGCGCATGATGCCCTGAATGATGTGCGTGCAACAGCTAAAGTATTTCGTCATTTGGTAGAGAAGGGTTTAGTAACTCTTAACTGAGTTGGCACGATTTAAGCTACAGTTCTCTTGACTCTCCGTAGGGTTGGTCACCTACACTTGCTTCTAATAGTTCCGCGAGCAGGAACAAATGTTCTGGATTACATTCTAGTATTAATCCAGTTAGATTTGTTTTAAACTTAACTCACAATTAATTATGCCGTTAGCACAAATTCCTGCGATTGATGCTAATGTCTGTTCTGGATGGACAGAACAAGATGTTAATCTATATAATCGCTTAGACTTCTATCTTGCAAAGATGCAGGTAGAACGTAGAAAAACATGGGTCACTTGGAATAAGTTTACTGGTAAACGCAAGTGGCAACCAAACATGGGTCCAACAATGCGAGCTGTTACGAAGGAACCTTCTCCACATATTCGTCAGTTTGCATTTCCAAATGAAATATCACAAGCTCCAAGGAAAGATGTGATGGATGTTAGGGAACGTAGAATTGATGAACAAGTTTACAGACATCGCTTTGAGAGTAATGTCTTAAATTTTGTACCATCATTTCGTGATTTTCTAACAGATCATGTTGATGCTTGTGGAAAAGATATTATGGAGAAACAAGAGCGTTTTGAGGATATATTTACTCGTGGACGTATCTTTCATCGTTCTCCTTATATTTGGGTAGTAGGTGCTGCTGTTGATGCAAATGGAGAAGCAGAACTTAAACATGCTCCAACAGGAATTGGTAATGCTGCTGGAACTGATGGTAAGACTACTGCTTTTCTACAACAGTTAGCTCCTCAAATTGGACCTGCTGGTAATCTAGGATTTCTCACACTTAACAAACTTGTTACTGCTGCTGAGAATGATATTAGAGCAGTTCCATTTAAAGGTTCAGATCTTCCAAAAGAGGATCAAGGAATGTCTAATCAATTCTGTCTTGTTTGCTCTTCTGAAGCATATAATCAATTTACATTTGATCCGTATCTTCAGGCAAATAAGAACTGTGCTCTTGATGTAGTAAATGATCGTTTTCGTGGTTCTTTGTTTGGTCGTATTACTTGTCTTATTGAGGATAGACCACTTAGAATGACTAAAGATGGAACATTTCCTGCTCCTGAAGTACGTGTTGTAGGTGCTAATCCAGCTCCGCCTAATGCTGGTCCTAATGCTTATGACAATATTGGTGAATCTATTCCAAATGTTGGTTATTCATCTCTTGATGATAATAATGGTTGTCCTTACGAGATTGCATTTCTTGTTGGTGCAGAAGGATATGAACAATTAGAAGTTGGTCCTCCTCCTGCTGCATTTGCTGGAAATGGTATGCCAAAAGGATTTGGTAAAATGTTTTGGAATGGTGAAGTTGAAATTACCAAGAACTTCCTTGTTCCTTGCTATGATGATGCTGGTAATCTAGTTTGGGAAACTAACCAATATGGCGAGTATCTTAAGTTCATCTCTCAAGTTACTTATGGACTTCTTACTAAGCAACCTCGTTTCATTATACCAATTCTATTTAAGCGAAAGAGGGGTCAATAATCTCCTTAGTTTAAAGAAAGGAAATATAATAATATGAAGAAACTACTTGTTATTGCTTCTCTACTTGGTCTTACATTGAATGTAGGTGCTGCTACCATTGCAACTAATATGCCAACAGCGGCATTGCACCTACTTTCAACTAATCGTGCATCTGTGTATAGTATTGAACTAACGTCAACAAATAGTGCTACAGTCTATCTTTATGATTGTGATCGTGTAGCATATTCAGCTACGGCTGGTAATTGTTGGGGTTATCAATACACAAATGCTTCCTACATTACAGTTGTTCAACAGCCCTCCACGAATGTACTAAATTATGTTGGCTATAATGGCTACACTAATTGGTACACTAATGTAGGTGCATCTGTTACATTCAGTACTAATGCAATTGCTACCAATAATCTTCCCATAATTGGTGCATTTGCAATTGCTCCTAATACCTATGCTGTGTATAACACTGAAATGTTATTCTCGCGTGGTCTAATAGCAACATCTAGTGCTGCTAATGTTTCGATTGTAGTCAATTACAGGACTGCACAATAAGAAGGATTGGTGGGGTCTGGTGCTCTGCAATAAAATGTGGGGCACCAGATTTTTACTACTATGAATAAGATAATTCTCGTACTTCTAATTCTTAGTATTAAGAATCTAAGTTTCGCACAGAGAACAGAAGGTCCACAGTCTGTTGTTCCACTTGTCAGTGGAGGAACTTCTAGTGGAGGAAGTGCTACTAATGCCATTGCCTTTAATAATGGAAGTGGGACTAACACTACGCTATATGGATTAACTCTTGTCAGTAATTCCATAACTTTATGGCATAATGGAACATCTACTCCATATTCTACAATAGATGGAGCATCAACTGCATCTGCATCAGGAGACAGTATTGTATTAGGACCAGGAACTTATGCTCAAAGTAATAGATTCTATATTCCTACAAACGGTGCTATAATTGGAGCAGGTCCAGGTTCTACAGTAATTATAAACTATCATACAAATTCTGCTAATGCTCCATATCCTCTGTGTAGGCTTACAGATAATTCTTATCTTAGTAGTCTCACTATAAGCAATTTTTACGCAACTAATATTGTAGGAACATTTCCAAATGCAGTTTATCAAGCGTGTTGTGGTGTTCATCGTAATGCTAATGATGGTGCTTATAATGCATCTACTCTGTACAATGTAAAATTATTTGGAGGAACTGATGCCATCTATGTAAGACATACTAATACTTGTTCAGGATTACAGGTTATAAGTTGTGTAGTTACTTCTGGTTGGGATTGTTCTACGTTATTTGATTCGGGTCTACATGACATGAATGTATTCAACTCTATTTTTGTTTCAAGAAAAATACAAGGAATTACTCAAGGAGGACATTGCATTGCCAATGATACAGATGCAGCACAAATAGTTAGATTTTTTAATTCATATCTCGGCTTGACAAATTCTTCTGGTTCTCAAGTGAATATTCCTGCGGGTATTAATAATAGATATGAGTTTTATAATTGCACTATAACCAATTCTAGTCCTGGAGCTACTGTTGATATAGATGGTAATCTTGGAAATACTATAGTTATACAGAATACTGTTGTAAGTCCAACTCGTATCAATGATGGTGCTGGAGGCATGGTTGGAATTTTATATTCTCCAATGCAAACCACTAAGATACAATTTGGAGGAGATGTAGATGATGGTGATGGTCCAACTATTACGACAACATTTCCAACAGCTAGTGATACTATATTTAGTGGTATAATTAAGGGGAATGGTTCTGGTATTACTAATCTACCATCTACAGCAATATCAACTGGTTCTCATATTGTAGCTGCTGGAACAACTAATCTTACTGCTGGAAAGGCTACTATTAATAGTGCATTTGCAAATATTACTAATGCTTTTTCCTTGGTATTTTTGCAACGTGACACAACTAATACTACTATTGTTTGTAGTAATATAGTTGCTGATACGTCATTTCAAATTGTAGCAGGATCAGCTACAACAAATACAGTATCATGGTCTATTATTAAACCTTGAAAAAATTCTATACATCTCTAGTAATATTTATTATAGCTGTGCCTATAGTAATAGCTGCTGCCACATTTTATCAAGATACATTTGTAGGTGATGGTTCACAACTCACTGGACTTACAAATGGTCTAGTAACCTCGGCAATTACTAATCCATTGCAAAGTGCAGCATATTCTTCAATCACTGCATTTCAACCAGCTAATGCAAATCTTACTAATTGGGCAAATTTGCAGACAAATCAAGTTGCTTCTACGAATGGTCAGTTTTCAAGTCTTACGGTCACAAATACAATAATAGTTGGAACAAATATTGCTATTGCTTCATCTAATCAATTTGAAGTTTGGGGAACTAATGTTACAAAACCTGCTTTTGTAGTAAGATCTACAAATGGTTCTGCTAATACAGTTGTTGGTGGACCAAATCTTCTTGAAGCATTTAATGGAGCTACCAGTGAGTTTAAAGTAGATAACAGTGGTAATGAAACAATAGCAGGTTCTATTACCTCAGGCTTAAATATATCTACAGCAACATCTGGACAATTAGCATTTGGAGGACGTGGAGGAATAAGTGCATCTAGCGATGGACAGATAATCTTAAAGAATAATGCTGGAACTGGATTTACATTTATTCAAGCTGGACCAACTACAACATGGCCTACATTTAATGTTGGTATTGCAACTAATCTACAAATACAAGCAGGAGGGTCAACAAGGATAACCGTAGGCTTTACTGGTACTTATACTAATGCTACTAGTTTTCAATATCTTACTAATCCTGTTACTGATGGTGGAAAATTTACAAATACAACAGGAGGTCGTCTTACTGTTTACCTTAGTGTCAATCTTACGGACAGTACAATTTCTGGTGCTCCAGGTTATTGTATTACTAATCAAACAAGTGGACAATATCATAATTTTACAAATAGCTTTGTATTATCCGGTTTAGTAAGTGATCAAGGGACTTTTGATATGTCTCCTAATGATGTGTTAATTACTACTAATAAAAATTCTGGAAGTGCTAGTGCAGCATTAGATCATAGTTTTGGAGTATACTCTAAATGAAAAAATTTCTTATAATTTTTCTATTAATTTCTATTTCACTACAGGCACAAACTGTCACAAACTATCTAGTATCTACTAATGCATTTCCATATTTTCTAACTAATTATCTATCGGCAACACAATTTGATCTCACTAGTTTTCCACTTAAACTTACTAATAATGTTGGTGGTGTAACAAATGTTCAAGGTCAAGCAACTAATGCAATAGCAAATACTAATGGTATTGGATATAATACAAAATTTCGTAATCTTAGCAGTTCTGAACCTAATAATTTTGCAGTATTTACTAACATGGGATTCTATTTTGGTACTGATTATACAAATAGGACTGGTCTTTACTTTGGACCAACTACCAATGATCCTGGTATTTATTTTGATAATCCTAGTGGTAAGAAAGCTTCTATATTCTGGTTTTCAGATCATGCTGGAGCAGGAGATTTTAGTGTTCCAGAATTGACTTTAAATTCTGATGGACCTATAGCAGTAGGAATAGCTCTTAATGGAGTTCCTGGAAGTTATGGAACAAGCAGAGGATTACAACTTGGTATTGGTGGAGTACATCAAGAATTTCTCTATTTGCAAGGATCAGCACTTCAAAGTGCATATAGATTTAAAGCACCAACTGGAGATACTAATCTAGGATATTCAGTTCCATTTCTATTTGGAGTTAATTATCAAAATGCTGGAGTAGTACATACAATGGCAGGAAATCCAGCTAATCCTGGTGCTACTTATGATTTACCAGCACTTCAAGGATTAGCAACAGCTACTAATGGTTCTGGTGTTATACGCTTCTGGAATAATTTTACAACAGATATTGCAGCAGATGGCACCAATTATGATTGGCGATTTATGCAACCATCTGTAGATATTTTAGTATCTCCAACTAATCTTTGGAACTTTGCTAATGGAACTGGCAGAGGAATTAAATCTTGGGGAAACATTTTAACAACTAACAGGGTTCTCATAGGAATTGATGCTGGTAATGGTTATACAGGATCACAACTAGCTGGAGTTGATATTTGTTCAGGAACATATTTTGATGAGATTTGGGGTTCTGATATATTTGGATACACTCGTAATAATAACACTGAGAAGATATTTGGTGTTAGGGGTGCTCCATATTCTACATCAGTAAATCCTCCATTCATATTCTCTTATGATGCAGATGGTGGTAATAATACTTTTCGTTATGGTGGTGGAGGTTCATCTGCTGGAATTACATCACATGATTTCTATGCTGCTACTAATGTTACTGGTGCTGCTGACACTAGGCTGATGCATATAGATGTTAATGGTGTTACATTTGATCGTGCTATTGTTGGGAATGGTGCCTTCATTACTAATATTCCAACAAGTGCTATTAATGGGCTAGATAATGCTCTTACAAATAAAGCTCTTGTATCTTCTAGTGTATATTCTCCTAGTTCTTGTTCATCAGCATGTTCTATTAGTCCTGCTACTTTTTACATATCTCCTGTATCATATAGCTTATATATGTTATGTGCAAATAGTACTATGATTAGTGCTCCTGTTTCTACTGGAACTTATACTCTTACTATAACGTACAATGACGATCAAGGAACAGATACATTAATTCAAACAATTGATCTGTCTAGTTCTAATAGACGCACTAATTTTGTTAAAGCTATAACTTTGGGTGGAAGCGCAGTAACTCAATGGTCCTATGCTTATACAAGTGTAACTGGAGGATCTGCTCAAGTTAATACTAGAATATCTCTCATAAAAGTTCAATGAATAATGTATGTTTTTTGCTGTTGCAGATTTTCTCAATTTCACGGTTGGAAATATACTAACTATAACCAGTGTAGTATCTGGGGTAATAATAACATGGCAAAAAATAAAAGATGCACAACAGGTTATGCAAGACAAATTGCAGGAGCATGAAACAAAATTAGCTGACTTAGTGAAAGATAAAACAATAATGGCTCTGAATACTGATAGAATAGAGAATTATCATCAACGACTTAGAAAATTAGAGGCTATGATAGAACAGTTTGTAATAATTGCAAATGATGTAAAATGGATAAAAGGATATATGAGACGAGAAGAACAAGAAGAAAAAGGATAGAAGATGTTAAAGAACCTACTAACAAATTGGAAAACTACTTCAGCAGGTCTTACAATGATAATTGGTGCGACTGTGCATCTTATATTTCATGTTCTTGATAAAACTGCTGATGAAGCAACTTGGAAGAATGATTTAATAGGCATTACTGCTGGTATTGGTTTAATGGCTGCTGGTGATAGTGCCGTTACAAAGAAAGAAGTAGAAAATGTTAAACAAGCTGTAGTAACTGGAGATACATCACACATAACTAAAGAGACTGAAAAGAAAGACTAATATGAAGAAACTTATAATGATCCTTAGTAGTTTACTTATTGTTGGCGCGGCAATCTCACAACCATTAGCATTTCCACCAGGAAGTCCCACTGTTAATAGTAATACTCCGACAGCCAATATTCAAAGCATTATTGCGAATATTGATGAGAGTACTAATCTATTCGCCTTTCAAGAAATTGAGGTTCGTGTAGGTGCAGTATATTCACAAAAAACTGGAGAATTTGGTGAATTACTTGCTATTGAAAAATGGGATCTAGGTATAAAGAATCTAGGGTTGGGCGCCGAAGTTATTACATCTGCCAATGAACAAGCAGCAGAATTTTTATATTTGGGATATAGGAAAGTGCTTGGTAATGTTGCTGGTTCTTTGTATGTGGGTGGTGGATATTCAGAGATTGATAGATCACCAATGGGTATTATTGGTATGCGCCTAGAATATCGTATCAATAAACATCTTGGTATCTTCACATCAGTAAATGAAGGCATTCTTACAAAAGCACAATCCACTAAACGTGGTCTCCTTACTGGAGTTGGTGTTAGCTATGCTTTCTAAGAAGATGAGCGACTTCACATCAGTAGTAAAGCATCTTGATATAGTAAAGGCTAGGAAAGCCACTAGTGATGACCTGCATCGCAGTGGTCCTAATTTTGCTAATCCTGATAAATATCTTTCGGTTGTTACTTCTAGAGCAATTAAGAAGATTCCACTTGTTCTTACTATACCAAAACATGTCTATACTTATGCTCAAATAGCACTTTATGGACAACCTAGATTACTATTTCAGTACAATATTTCAATGACTAAGCCTTTCTATCTGATAAATGCTTATCCTGTTGGTGGTGCATTTGTTAGAGGAGGTTCAGTTTGTATTAAATATAGAAGTGGAACAGATGTATTTCGCTACAGATTAGGGGGAGCAACTGGAGCTACTAATCAAGGAAATAACATATTCTTTCAAAATTATAATAATCAAAAGATAGGATCTAATTTTTGTATTGAGTTTTGGCTCACTAATGCATTTCCATTGTTGCCATCCTTTGGAATAATACAGGATATAGTATTACAAACATCTATTCTTTCTAATCCAAATACATCAGATGATATACAGATTAGTGATGTTATAACAAGTGATGCTCTTGAAAGAACTGACCTTGGAAACTATTTTCCATCATTTGTACCAATGCAGCAAGATAATCAAGTTTGGTTAGACAATTAATTTATGGCACTTTCACAGCAAGATATTAGTAAAGGTGCAGATATGACTGGGATTAATCCCTATAATGGGGGTGATCTTAATGTTCTTGTAGATAATGCACAACCAGTTGATGATACCAATGGTGAAGGTAAAGGTCTTACTCTTGTTACAAAAGATACTGCTGTAGATACTCCTAATGTTCCTAATGCTACTATTGCTGGACAAACAAAATGGAAACGTTACTTTTGGATACGAATACCTTATAATACAGTAGTTGATAAGACTCCTCTAATCTATGCATGGAATGATAATGCTCCAAATGATGCCACTTTACTAAAATGGGTAAGACTTCTCATTGATACCACAGTCATTGAAAATCTTGCTAATACAGCACTAGCAAACTCACAGCAAGCAATCACGACAGCAAATACTGCCAATACTACTTCTAATGCTGCTAATGTTAGTGCAAATACTGCAAATACAAATGCAAATAATGCTTTAGCACAAGTAGCTGGTGCAACTGCTGCCGCCGCTAATGCAGTAACACAAGCTGCCACAGCAAATAGCAATGCAACTAGTGCGCTTAGCAATGCTAATAGTGCTGTAGCTTCTGCTAATAATGCAGTAAATATTGCAAATCAAGCAACTAATATCAGTGGTAACTTTGTAAAGATTGTTGAACGAAAGAACAAAGGAGTTGATGCAGCTAATAGTGCTGCTGGGAAGAATACACGTATCCTTAATTATGTTGAATATGATCCTACTCCACTTATCTCTCTTGATGCTGTAACTGGACATTTTACAGTCCTCACAACTGGATATTATAAGATTTGTGCAAAGTGTGCAGTTTGGTTCAATCTGGTAAACTCTACTGAAAATGCTCAACTATTTCTAGTAAAAAATTCTGATGATAGTAATCTCATTGAAGGAAATGTTCATACATTTTCTATAGGAATTGCTGCTGGTGTTGTATGTTACTCTGAACTGTATGGAGTCATACAAATTAATGCAAATACAGTTCTGAGGCTAGATCACTATATTAAGTCAGTCATGGTAAACGGGCTTGGAAAGGCATCAGGATTTACTACAAGTGGTGGAGATGCTCATGAAATCTACTCTATTGTAGAAATACAAAAGGTTGGATAACTATGCTAATAGATGTTCTAACTAGACTTTCTGCTGATACTGGTCTTTCTGCTGATCAGAAGCGTAATACTTTATTACAACTATTGCAAACATCAGCTAGAGAGATGCATAAAGAACTAGAGTGCACTAAGATATACCGTGAGATTACACTTGCTGTTCCAGTAGATAAACTTGTATCATTACCATCATTTATTGGTGAATTGCGTGGTACTAGAATGCATACTAATGAATTACCTTTTAATCGTGATTCCATAGGATCACCACGTTATGTAACTAATACACTAGAGTATAAATTTAAGAATTGGCGTGATCTTGGTGATAGTCCTGTACAAGTTTTACCAGAAGAAATAGGACAGATTACACTTAGTTGTGATTCTGTTGAAGATACTACAGTCAGTGTTCTAATTGGTGGTGAATCTCCTGGATCATCATTTGTAGAAGAATCTGTTTTAATGAATGCAGTATCTAAGACTACAACTAGATTATTTGGACCAATGATTTTTTCTATTGCTTGTGCATCTAAGGATCGCCTATATGACATTACAATTAAGGATGTTATAGGTAATGAATTAGCTATTCTTGGAAATAACCAACAAAAGACACGATATAAAATTATAGATGTTTCTCAAGTCTTTTGGACACTTGATACATCTGCTGGTGAATCACTGATTGATGTTCTCTATAAGTTACCAGCATATAATCTTACACGTGATTCTGATTCATTCTATGCTGGAGATGATTTTGATGAAGCTTGGTATAATATGGCAATGTTCTTCTTCTTGAAGCCACTTCAGAATCGTTTGCAAGATGCTATGACACACAGAGCTGCGGCGCTTGACTTTGTAAGAAGTGCGAAGGACTCTACTGAAGATGGTATAATAAAGAAACTAAGTTTTGGTCGTAACAGATTCTATGGACTATTTAGAAAATATCGTTACTATCCAGGATCAGTAACAAATGTAGATCACAATATACAGCCATGAAACGTCTTGCCATTATTTCTATAATGTTGCTTTGTATTATCCTAGGAATAATTGCTTACACACAAACTAATGAAGTAAATGGTAAGACAGGAATGTTTCCAAATGCTGTTGATTATACACAATATGTTGTGCTTAATTGGCCAGCTACAAATGGCACAGTATATCAGATACAGTATTGTACAAATTCATTTCTTACAAACTGGACAGTCTATACAAATATAGCTGTTCTTAGTGATGGTTTAGTGCAATACACTTGTTATATGACAATGGGAACAAATGCCACATTTAGAGTGATGAGATAATATGAACTTAAGAACTTTTTTAAAGTCATTAATTCCGTTAAGTTTGATTCCATTAATTAAGCCGACTAATAAAATTAAAGTTGGTGATATAGTTAAATGGAATGAGTGGGCTGCTTATCCAAGTAAAAAACATCTTGTAAGATTATCTATAGTTACTTGTGTGTGGAATGATGGAGTTTTACTTGTAGATGATCAAAGAGGAATTCATTCTAATAGTGTTACTGTAGTTGGTCATTGTGATTCTATAACTGCTCGTAGCGGATGGATATGTGATAAAGCATGATAGCTCTACAGAAATCATTTAGTTCTGGTCTTAATCAGATAGTTGATGATTCTCAGATTGATGAGAATGGTTATGTATGGTTAGTGAATGGTCGTAACAGATTTGGTCCTATTGAACCAACTAAGAAACATATTGAGATAGAAAATGCTCCATCTGGGATAAAACAAGGTATTATAGCAGTTGGTAATATTCTAGTAATTTTTGTAGCAGGTAGAGCATATTATCAGAGAGATGGTGATGCTGATTGGACAATGATTCCAAACTTTCAAATGTCTACTACAGAATATCAGTATTGGACACAAACTATTCCAGCATCTACATTTAATTTTGCTCGTCGTTTAGATGTTGGTGCTAATATTCATGCTCCAATAATTGCAAATGTTGACTTCAAGTTACAAGGTTCTCCTGCTGGAATACTTGTTCAGGATGGAATTAATCAACCTTGGCTAATTGAGTATGATAGCACTAATCAGATATTCATGGCTCGAATTACTAAAAGTTTCATAGAGTGGAATAATCAAGCTGATGATGGTTCTGATAGAGAATATGTTCCAATCGGGAAACAGATGATGTTCATGAATCAGACACTCTTTATAGTGTCAAAAGATTATAAAGTTGTGTATAGATCCATTACTGGACGTCCTCTTGATTTCATGATTAATGTTGATGTCAATGGTAATAAGGCACCTACTGAGTCTATTGGTGGCGCCTTCTCATTATCATTTGCCTTTGATTTTGACGACATTACTTGCATACAAGCATTAGATATTCCAGACTCATTTGTTTATGCTACTGAACATAACACTAGGATTATTACCGCTGATTATACTCGTACTCTATTTGGCGAACCTACATTTAGAGAAACGGCAAAAATCAGATCAGGAATTGTTAATCAATATTCTTTTTCTGATAGTTTGGGTGATTATGTACACATCGATTTTGATGGCGTTAAATCGTTTAATGCGGTACAACAGCTTAAGTTCAAGGGTTCAAATAGTATCTTTTCATTACAGCTGTCAAAATTGTTACACAATGTACGAACAGGAAAACCAATCAAACAACAATATTGTTCTGTCATAAACTACAATAATTATCTCCTTTTTAATCTTGATACAACATGGGATAATCTTACTGCTGTATATGATACATTGAAGCAACAATGGGTTGGTCTTGATATAACTGAGGCAGCGAGAGTAAAACAATTTGCAATAGTGCATACTACAACAGAACAAATACTCTACTGTATCACAAAGCTTAATAAAGTCTTCAAGATGTATTCCTCGGAAATATCAGAAGTTGCTGAATTACGAGTAAAAGGATTTGTAGTACAAGAGACAGATGTTGAACACAAGTCTCAATATCTACGACTAATGTTTGATGGCGGTACTTATGACGGTGAAGTTGTCCTGAGAGAATTTGTGGATCAGCAGGAAAGCTATGGTGCATATACTAGATTGCCTCTAAAGGCAAAAGTTGGTTCCATCAAATATCCTATTATACCACCAGTTATTCCTGGAACAGAGCAAAGAACTGAGAATCCATCATTCTCACTTACTACTGGACTTACTGGAAAGAAGATTGCCTTCATAGTGAGTTGGACTAATAATAGTCTCCTAATTGAATTTAAATTGTCAACATCAGAGATGCAAGATCAAGCATCACAACGACAAAAAGAAAATACATATACAACGAATTAATTTATGCCACTTGGAGCAACAGTAAATATTTCTGTACCAGACTTACCAGATTCAGACGTTTGGTTCGCAAATGCGGCAGCTTGGAAAAACTATTGGGCAGAAATACCAGCAGATGTTACTTTAGATCCTATTAACACGACACTATATGTTCCTGTTCCTTATGATAATACATTACAGGCAGCAGCATTTAATGTAGATGGTACTGACTATATTGTTGCTACTAAAGCGATGTTTGATTCATTAAAGGCAAGACTTGATGCACTAGAAGGATCATATCAAGATTTACGCTCACAATTAAAAGATGGTAGTCTTATAACTAACGCACAATAATTATGCCAGCAGATCCAGCAACACAACCAGCTTTTGATACAAGTCCATTTATTGATCCAGCTATCTTGCAACAGTTAGCGGCGCAACTGCCTTATTACAACTATCAAAACTTGCCAAGAACTGGTGGTCAACCTCAGCAGTCTAACAATAATGGTGGAATATTAGGATCATTGGCTAGTTTTGCTAATCCATTAGCGGGGTTAATTGGTGGAGGCAATCAGAATAATTCTACGATTGGTAATATAGCATCTATTCTTGATCCTATTGGTGGATCATTTCTTGGAGGATTATTTGGCGGTGGACGTAGAAGTAATCCACCATTTCAACCTTATGTAGATCAGAATGGAAATTATGTTTGGACTAATCCACAGCATGATAATCCTGTTCCACTTGCAAATATCCCAGGTGCTCCACTTGCTCCATCTAGACCATATACTGATACTGCTGAGAATATACAGGCAATTACTGATCTTTTACCTTATTATAATCAAGCTATTAATCAAGGTATAGTTCCAAATGCTCTAGCACAATTACAAGGTTCTGCTGCAACTAGTCCAGGATATGCGCAGCTAATGACACAATTGTATAATCAATTTGGACCACAACTTAATGCTATCGGGAATGAGATTGCACGACGTAATGCAATGTCTCAGGCACAAACTGAGCAAGAAGTATTAGCTGGTCCAGGACAGCAATTAATTAATCAAGCTTTACAAGCAGCACAAACGTTTGATCAACCATTCTATTCTGGTAGGCAAGTTGCAGGGAATAGATTACAAGATTTACTTGGTTCTATTGATTTAAGTGGTGCTCTTAATCCTAATGAGAGAAATGAGATTCAGAAAGGTCTTGCTTTACAGAATGTCAGAACAGGAACAGCTAATGCTCCATCACAAACACAAACAGTAGCTAATGCACAGCAATTTGGTCAAGCTGGTTATCAGAGACAACAACAAGCAAAGTCTAATCTTTCTGCTGCTCTTAATAATGCTGCTGCATTTTTACCTGCTAGTAAATCTGGAGTAGATGTATTTCAAGTTGCTACTGGTAGACCTTCTTATGGTCCTAATCAGGGACAATCATTATTCCCTGGAATAAACAATACTCAAGGCGCAGGACAACAAGGAGCAGCACTTGGTAATCAAATATTTGGTGGGATAGGATCATTACAACAACAGAATTATAATCTTGATCTTACTAAACAATTGAATACAAAAGATTGGCTCGATAAATTTAATCAATTTACTTCTGGACTGGGTAATCTTACATCTATTGGAGCAGCAGGAATTGCAGCTTGTTGGATTGCTAGAGAAGTGTATGGAGAGCAATCAAAGAAGTGGAAACAGTTCAGACATTACTTATTTGAAAGCGCCCCGGTTTGGCTATTCAAATTTTATATAAAATATGGCCAAAAAATTGCAAGGACTATATCTAATAAACCATTGGCTAAGAGAACTATTAAATACTTTATGGATTATGCAATCAGAAAGAACGTTGCACATCAAGAAGGTTATTAATGGTAATGCTCCTACAATTTATCTTGAGGGATTAGATGAATTCACACACCAAGAGCTTAGGGATTTTGCTGCTCTATTAAACAAACAAGCATTTCAAATCTATAATCTTAATCATAAGATTGAGATTGAACTTGCAGATAATAAGTTACTGAAAGATGAGAAGAATAATGTTAAATAGGAGTTAAAGTTATGTTTGATGAAGATAATTTAGATAGTGGTCAGGATACTATTCAATCTGCTGGAGAAGATTCAGGTGGTGGATTTTCTGATTGGATACATAGATTTGCTAAGAATTATCTTAAGATGAAGCAAGGTGGTGGTCAACAGCAGCAATCAATGATGAAACCATCTGTTAATATTCCACAATCTGAACCATTTGGAGGCAAAGCTGCTCCTATGCTAAGTGCTATTCCACCGCAAAATCAATTTTTTGCAGGCAACATGTCTGCCAATAGCAGTCCTGATATTAATTCTATATTGGGAATGTTACAACAGATGAACAATTCACAACAAGGATAATTATGTCTAGCAGAACATTAGGAGAACGATATGGAGGTATAGGAACTGGAAGTGGAATACGAAGTTATCCATCAGCAGGTGGAACTACATTATTAGATCTTCTATCTGGTAATACTCCATCTAAATTGATGGAGAAACAGTATGGATTCGAGAAAGATATGGCAGAGACTTTACAAAGGCATCACATGGAAGAATTGCAATTAGCTGCAAAAATTGCAAAAGATAAAGACTTTAGAGATGCTTTTCTTAAAAGTGCTCCTCCTGGTGCTTTTGATGCAGAAGGAAAACCTACTAAAGTGTATGATGAATTTCTAAATAATACCGCACTTCAAATGGTAAGAAATGCATCACAACAAGCAAAATTGGAAGGTATTGCACTAGATACTGAGAAAAATCCAGATATTCAAGGTGCTGCTAATTTTGGTACTAATTTGAGAGCTACTGGACTTAAACCAGAAGATATATTTAAAACTACTCCAGGATTAGGAGCTACACCATTACCAAATATTGCTGGAGTTACTGGAAATAAAGGATCACCATTTGGTCTTAATACTGTAACGGGTGGCACTCCTGGAGGACAACAAGCAGTTACAGATAGTTTTGGGCTGATGCACATGTTAAATGCTCCATCTATTCCTGGTAGAATTAATCCAGGATTACCTCCAGTTGATCCTAATCTTCGCAAAAGTATTATGAGTGGTGGTGCAGAAGATACTTCTGTTAATAATGGTCCTCTTAATTTTGGTGGACTTGGGCAATCAACTGACATGCATAATCCTGCTAGTGGACAATTATCTATTGGTGGTTCTAATGTTCCACAACTTAAATCTATTCCTACTCAACAAGACATTATGAGCCAGGGTGGTATTGGTGAACTACTGAGAAAACTATTTAGTAGTCCTCTGAGTGTTTCTGGATATTAATATGCCAACAGAAGAACAAAAGAGAGCAATAGTAGTAGCACATGGATTAGATCCTAATAGTGTTACTATTGATGATGATCTACAATCTTTCTCGTATCTTCCTACAAATTTACAACCTACTGTATCACCACAAGTAATAACACCAAAGCTGCAAGCAACTGGAGATAGTCCACTAACAACTGGTGTTAAATCTTTTGCACAAGGAGCATTACCAGCAGTTGGTGGTGGAGCAGCAGCAGGATTAGCAGCAGCAGGTCTTGGAGAAGCAGGATTAGGATTAACTGCTACTGGTCCAGGTGCTCTATTAGGAATACCTCTAATTGGATTAGCAGCATATCTTGGTTCTAAAGGTGTTGGTAAATTACAACAATCTGTAGAACCACAATCTTGGCAACAAAATGTAGCACAATCAGAACAACAAAATCCTGTTGCTGCGAGACTAGGGGATATTGCTACAATACCTCTTGGAGGACTTAATCCTTCTCCAACTAGAGCAATAGAAGCTACTGGTACACTCGGCAAGATTATAGGATCTCTTGGGAGTGCAGAATCTTCTTTAGGTAGAACTCCTTGGAGTAAAGTTGATGAGTTGTCAAATCTAATTAATGTTGGAGCGGGAGCTGGTCTTGGTGCAGGACAAAATGTTCTTGGTCAACTTGGTAGTAATCAACCATTCTCTATACAAGATCTTCTATTGTCTGGTGGATTGGGCGCTCTATTTAATAAGCCCAATGCTATTGGACAAAGATTTGGTTTTCATGATATACAACAACCAGACATAAGTGATCTATTACAGGGTCAATTAACCAGAGGAACACCACAACAACCACAATTAAGAGCAACTGGTGATGTTACTCCTCCTGGTCCTATTGTTGGACAATTTGGTGATGTTTATGAATTGCCTGGTACTACTATAAAACCAGGTAAAGGTAAAGTTAAAGCACCAAAACAAGGAAAACCTTATGTTGGAATGGGTGAAGCTGTTACTGGCAAATCTGCTGCTGAAAGTGCAGCAACTATTGAACAATATTATAAAGATCTTGCTGAACAAGAAAGACAATTAAAGGAACAATTAGGTCAAGAGCAGCTTACTGAAGATAATAGGCAGGAAGCTCTCAAGAGACTTAATGAATTGTATGACCTGAGAGCACAAGCAGAACAGAGTCGTGCTACTCAAGAACAACAAGTTAATGATCTTTGGCAATCGCTATTACAAAAGAAGGCGGCGCTTGAATCTACACCAAAGTTTTATGAGTCTAAGAGTGGCATAGGTCCACCACAAGTTCCAAATGCTCCTACAGAAACGCTGAGAACTACACCAACTGGTGGTCCAGTGGCAGATTTGCTTGAACATTTAGTAAGCACAGGAATTGAACGTCCTGAAATAATTAAAAGAGTTAGAAGAAAAGGACAACAAGAAGTCAATCTTTCAGAAGAAACTAAAGCTGAACTTGATGATTTGCAGGCACGTAGAATGGAAGCACAAGCTAGTGGTGAACAAATGCCTAAGTATTCAGAGGAGAGTAAATTACCAACAGAATCAAAAGGATTACCAGGAAGGTTAACTTTTAGGTCTTGGGTTAAGATGATAGAAAATGCTTTAGCTAATAGAGATTATGCACACCAAGACGCTTTAATTAAAAGTTATCCAGATTATAGTAAAATTTATAGACAAGGTATTGCTGGAAGGCCACTTTCTGAAGGTGAAGCATCTTTAGGACAAAATCAATCACCCTCAGACATTTCAACTGAAGCTGAGAGACAATTCTTAGAGTCCAACCAACCAAAAGCAGCAACCTCTAAGTGGTACGATATTATCAATGAGTGGGCAAAGTCTAAGGGTATCACTATTTCAGATAAAGGTGATCTTGTAGATTCTACTACAGGTAAGCCTATTGCTGGTGCTACCCTTTCAGACATTGGTGGACTACCTAAAGAGATTCTGATTAATCCAAATAAGGCTGGTGCAGATACACAGATGCATGAGATTGGTCATTGGCTTCTTGGAATACTACGTAATTCAGATAGACCACGTGATAAGGCATTTGTTAGAAAATTTGAGGACACTGTATCAAAAGATCCGGACTATACTAGATGGAAATCTGAGCGAGACGCCGCAACTTTATCATCTACTCCAGAAGAATACATTGCTACAAATAATGGTTATGAATTTCTGAACAGACATCTTAATACTGCAAAAGAAACGCCATTCAAGAAGTGGATGAATGATTTCTCTAGTTATTTAAAGACACGTTTTACTAAACATGCTTCTAAAGAGGATTATCAGCGCCTTCTTAATTACAAAATAATGTATGAGCGTAATCTTAGTCCTACTAAAATAGGTGGCGCTATTACTACATCACAGCAGCAATCAGAAGAAAGCAAACTATCATCGCCTCTGCGAGAAGAACTTCAGAATCTAATACCAGCAGTTCAACTAAAGAATGGTAATGTAATTAAGGCTGAATCTGCTGATGACACTCATGGAGATGTTTGGAAAAAAATACAACAATTTCATCCAACTGTTCCTGAAATGTTAAAAGCTACACAAGGTTCACAAGAGGGATTCTTTGAACCTAAGAGCGGACAGTTTTATACTCGTGGAGAAGCTCACAACAAATATAAGATATTTACTAGTGCTCAATTGTCAGAACAATCAAAACTAGCATTAGATGATCACAATCTTCGCTATATAGTTGGTGATATTGATCGTATTCGTGAAGGACTTGAAAATGATGAAATATCTCCAAAAGCAGCAATTAGTGCTAAAGGTGGTCTAGTAGATAATTATGATTGGTCAAATTTACCTCGTACTAAAGATTATCTCGATAATTCGATGAGACCACAAAATCATCTTTCTTGGTCAGTTCTGAAGAAGATGCTCATTAATGAGACTGCTTCTAATAAAGGCATTAAAGCACCTCCATTCCAAGAGCAACTAAAACCAAAAGCAGAGTTTAATATTCCAGAAGGTGAAACTCCAGAAAGTCTTAATAAACAGATTGAGGAGCCAGCGCTTCAAGAACAAGTAAAGTCTGAACCAACTATATCAAAACCTGAAGCGCAGTTCCAGAAGAAATCTGCTGAGGAAGTTTCTAGGAGATTGAAGGAAATACAATTAGGTAAGACTCCAACTAAGCTTGATTTAGCACAGAAAGCACAAAGTAGAATAGAGAAATTAGCTGCTACTGATCCTGAGTATAAAGCTATTCTTGAACATAAGTTTCCTAAGACTGTTGAGTTCTACTTACGAGACGAGTATGATAATGCTATTAAACAGTTACGTGAATCAAAATCAGAAGATGAATCGCGTGTAGCATTAGCTAGGATGAGAGATCTTGAAGCTAAACATGAATCATTAACTGCCTCTAAAGGACTAAATAGATTTGAGTATCCTCCACTTAATGAAACTAAGTATAGTGAGGAATCTAAATTAAGAAAAGCATCAGGTGAAGGAAAAATTCCTTATCCTTTTAAGATGAGTGAGCTTGAGAAACCAGCTAAGTCTTATATGGATTACATAAGAAGTCCAGAAGCTGCTGCTAATGCTAAAGAATATCAATCTATTGTAGATGATCTTAATAAGGATTTAGCTTATAAAACAAAAGCAATCTATTCACCAGAAGATATTGATTCTATTCTAAATGATCCAGCAGAACATGAAATGCTTAGAAAGCAACTTGGTGATTTAAAGGCTAATGAATTTATAGATCGTTATCAAAAGTTACTTGAGAAAGAAAAACCAAGCACTAGTCTCTACAATCTTTATCAAGATATAAATAATCCTGAGTCTATTAGAGAACGTCGCCTTAATCAAGAATCAAGTAAACTAAAAAATGAACCAAATCTAGGCTCTCGTAATAAGGAGATACAATCATATAAAGGTGAAGCTGGTGCTCTACCTTATTCTACATTTAGACCAACAGCTACTCAATTATCACAGCTTGAGAGACAAGGACCATCAGGAGAATTAGCAGCTCGTGGAATTGCTACCTATTTACCTTTGAAAGATACAATGTTTGGTTCTTATTATGCTCCAATACTAAGAGCAAAAGAAGCTAATAAGTTATCTGATGATGACATGAATAAGATAGAACGTATTGGTATTAAGGAATATCGCAATGACAAGTTCTATCGTGATGAATTAACTCCACCTCAGCAGAAAGTTTATGATGTAATAAGACAACAACTTCGTAGAAAACAAGAAGAACAAATTGCTGTTGGACAACCAGTCATTAGATATAAGGGTAATAAGCAAGTATATGATCTTCCAAAGATTGATGAACATTATTGGCCACAACGTATTGCTCCAAATGTGGCAGATTTTATTTCATCGCATCCACAATCAGAAGTCACACGAAATATTCACGAGGATTTCATTAAACATAATGAAGATATGGGTATTTCAACAGAAGAAGCAGAAAAGAAATGGGAAGCACTACGTACAGCGTATGACAATAGTGAAATTAATCTCACACGATTCAATGCAAATCGAAAGATGGAAGGAGTTGGATTACCTGATAGTATGATGAGAGAAGGAGCAATGAAGAATCTCTTTTCATACTTTAATAGAGTTGCTGCTGACAGAGCTTATCATGATGTGTTTGAAAAGAATCCAGAGTTATTAAATGCTATCGGAAAAAAGACTGATGCTTGGGGTAAAGATTATGGGTTTGATCCAAATAAAGATATTGGATCATCTGAACCATTAGCTGATATAATGGATAAGATTCATGGTGAAGCATTTGATAAAGGTGAAAAGAATTTGAAGGCAACAATGCGTGTAGCATCAGCGGCAATGTTAGGACCACTTACTAATGTTCATATAATGGGTTCTAGTATTGCTAATAGTACACAATACGCTAAACCCTCAGAATTACCTAGAGCAATGATGGCTGGTCTTAGTAACATTGGAGATTCGGTAAAAACAATAGTTGAGACAGGTTATCATAAACCACAACTTAGTAAGGCATCTGATATACTTGATAGAACCAATACATCTTTTGAGCGACTACAAGCACTTGCAAATACAATAGGCAATCTGTCGGGCCGCGACTTTACAAATAAGTGGACAAAAGCCTATCTACAAGGATTCTTTGAACACATTGTTCCTCTTAGAATTGATGAAGCAAACGGTGGAGATAAGTCAGCAGCTAACTTCATGAAACAAGCTGACCCTAATTGGACAGCTAATAAAAACTATAGTGAGTCAGATTTACAGAAGATTGCCTCTAATATGGCTTCTCTTGTGCATGGAGCGCATGATGCTAGGACGTTGCCTGGATGGATGATGAATGAGACCGCCATACAGCCATTCTTCTCCTTGGCATCATGGAATATAGCCCAAACGAACGCCTGGATGCGCAATGTATTGACGCCAGCCACAAAGTATGGGAATTACACTCCACTTATAATGTCACTCTTTGGAACAGCTTTGGGCGGCTACATTATTAAACAAGCGCGTGAAGCGATAGCAGATAAGAAAAGTCCTATTCCTTCACTTGGAGAGATAATAAACTCATCGAGAGGAGCAGAAGGAAATCTGAATAATCTTGCTTATAATCTAATAGCATTTCAAGCATACACTGGCTTTGCTGGTGCTCTATCTGTGACAGCAAAAGCTATAGAAGATGTTATGCACAAGAACATTCCTCAAGGCGCGGCGTTTCCACTTGATGAAGTAATTAGTAATCCCATGCATCGTATTGGTCAAGCTGTTGGTGCTCTCATTAATGATCCTGCTGCTAATTTTTGGAGTATTGCTCCAAAGTTAGTGCTTGATATTGGTAAAGAGAATGTTCAACTTGCCAGAATAGCTACGTCATGGCTTGCTAATACAGGGCATCCTGAAGGAGAACACTATCTGAAGGAATTAAATAGAAAAAATCAAGATCTTAGGAGATTTGAAATGGTTGAAAATATGCCTTATGAATGGCAAACTGGTGCAGTAGGTAATCCGTATATGGACATGGAAATGAAGAAATTTAAGAGAACATCAAACATTAGAGAAGCTGCACAAGAATTGCCAGTATTAATACAGACTGCATTTCAAGAAGCAAAAGATGCTGGTAATAGCCCTGATGTTCTAAAGAAACAACTACTAAAACTTAAGGAGAATACTTATGAGACTATGCCATCTCCTGATAGAGTTCCACAAACATTTATTAGGTATCTCACGTTTCTGAATCGAACACAAGGACCAGAAGAAGCCTCAAAGAGATACACTGATTACGTCACTAAGAACTATATCAATAAGGCTAAGTCTGAGATGGTGCCTTCACTTTAATTAGTAGCTTCGGATAGTTGTTTTTCTAGCCTGTTTACCTGTGCTTGTAATTGCTTAGCATTGAATAGCCAAGAGTCTCTTTCTTCTTTTAAGTTACTAATCAGAGCATGTAACTTAGCTAATCCTATTGCTGAATCTTTATTATATTCTTCTTCAAGTTGTGTCATATATTTAACATGTAGTACATCATCATCTGTTTATTGAGTGGATGTTCTTTTCTTTCGTGTTTAACTTTACCAGTCATTTCAAGATAATCTAGTATATTTCTAAGTGACTCATTCTGATTAGTCCCTGGTAATTCTTCCCAAAACTCTACAAGCAGTTCCTTAAAAGTAAATGGCTTATTGTGCTGTGCCAAATATTTTATAATTTTCCTAGAAGGAATACTAAGAGGATTAGATGTATCTAGTCCAAGACAATGATGCATCTTTCGTTCATGTTGTTCAAGAACTTGCATTGCTTTTTCTACAGAATCTTTAGCAATAATCATATTGTCAGTGTGTTCACCAAAATGTACAACCATTGACATCTTTATGAGATGTGCCTTTTTACGAGCATAATATGGATTCAATTTTATACTAGCATTAATACGACCATTACCAGTCTGATGCTCTATCCACCATTCATTTAGAAGTGCTTTAGCCCCAGAAGTAAACTCACATCTTCCATACAATTTTGTTAGTTTATAAATATGATCTATCAGAACTTTCTTATGATCTAATTGTTCAGGAGCAAGATCAGGTATATCGAAGTCTGTATTTCTATTACGTTCCTCAAATATAAAGAAGCATCTTGATGCAAATCCTTCAGTCAGTAGTCTGTCATCAAATACTTCTTGTAGAAATCCTGGAGTAGTTCCTCCAAAGAAGTTTAGACAACAACTCATTATACGATCTTTTCCCTGAGTCTTAGTATCATAAGTGTAGTCACCACAATCATAAGCCTGTATTAGAAAATGTACAAGATCTTCTGTTCGTTTACGAAACAGAGAACTTATTTCCTCAAGACAAAAACAAAGAGAACTATGAATATATGGTTCTAATTTGTTCTCACCAGTATCAGGATTTTTCTTTATAACAGAAATAAATCTGAGGCTCTTAGCCATAGCTTTAACAAGAGCTTCATACGTAGTTGCATCTGCTGCTACTGGTATCAATAATGGTTTCTCATAGGGAGATGTTCCTGCTTGTCTTTTTAGATCTTTTTCTCGTTCTTCTTCAACTCTTTTGAATTCTTCATTCTCAAGAATTTGTTGTGTCTTTTCTTCAGGTGTAGCTCCTTGTAATTGTTTCGTTTTAGGATTTTCTAACTTATGATGACGCAAGAAATTTGCTACTTGCTTTATCACAAGTCCTTTCCCCACTCCTGGCTCTGCAACTAAAATAGGATATATGTTTCCAAATAATGGATTGTGTGAAGGACCATACCATACTCTACGTTGCAAAGATGCTGATATTAAATAATAAAACCCGAAATCCACAAAACTTTCTGGCGAAGCATAACCTGACATATAGGAATGCCATCGTTCAAAGTTTGTCATTTTTACTTATATGTTAATTGATTTAGTTCATAATTTACTTTCCCTTTCGTGAGGATTTTTGGTGAGGATTTTCCCTTAGTCTATAGACTTTAGACCTTCTGGATTATTAACTGGATGAAATGGTGCCCAATTATTCCCTATAGCACCTTCTGATCTCATATAAAATTCTGCACCATCATAAGATGATTTTAATTTCTGTTCTATAAATTGTTTCATAATAATACAACAATCATTAGCTTCGTGGATGGGCGCCTGACATAAGATAGAGTCATGAGTATCTGCTAATATGTCCCAATCCTTGCTATTGTTTTCTATAAACTCTTGCAAACCTGAAAGCGCAGTTCGTGTAATCATTGCTACTGTGGATTGTGGTATACAAGAGTAACATTCTTTTAAAGCGGATTCAGTTTCAAGATCACCAGTGAATGTAATTGGATTACCTAAGAGATTGTATAGTATGCGAGTGGACTTTACTTGTTGCTCTACGCGACTATGCCAATCTCGTATTTCAGGAAATAGTTCATGATACATTGTTAGAAATGTTTCTGCTTGATCTTTTCGTAAGACTACCTTACCTTTTGATTTCTCTAAGGTGTTTAAGCAGAACATACCCGCTTTAATTCCATAATTTGACGAATGACAAACTTGCTTGGCAATGTAATAAAATCGTCTCTGTGGTGGCCAATTATCAGATGATTTAATAAGTTTGTCAATATCTTTCCACCAAGGATTCTTTTTTAGATCTTCTATTAGTGTTTGACAAAGTTCTTCAATATTGCATTTAATATCAAGCCCTTGCTTATCAATTTCACTTTGCCAAACTTCCTTAAATAAATGTAACCCAACGAAACAATGAGGTTTTATAACACATTCAAATAATTTGCGAAAATTACCAGGCTTACAAAGATAAGCAACAATAAGAGCTTCTGCCCCTGATTGGTCAACTTGTATAAGTGCTTTTCCTTCATCAGCGATATACATCTGGCGCATTGATTTCTCTTTGTTTTGTAGATTACCGCCATAAGTTTGAAAGATTGCTCTTGATGATAAACGAAAGAATTTGGTTCCTGAGATTACATAATTCGTAGAATCACGCGGTAAGCTTAATGAGTTGACCATACAATATCAGTCGTAGAAACACTTTGTAATAATTTTTGCAAATACTCAAATGCCTTTGGAGCAAACTCACTCATTCTACTATGTCCAATTCCTATTCCTCTTATTGGAATGATTGCTTTATAAGAGGGACCGCGCTCTCGTATTACTTCTAAAGCGCGGTCATTGATAGAGTTGATCTCAAGTAGTTGAGAATCGGAAAAGTATCCCGAAGATTTACACATCTTCCAACATACATAAACTGGTAATGTATTTGGTTCATTATGTGCTATCCAAGCTTGTCCAAAAGTTCCCTTATTAGCGACATCAAAAGAGTAAATAAATAGCCACTCATTGTGATTCTGTATGAATGTTCTACTGATGCGCCAAGGTAATACTATCATTCTACTTTATGCACCATATAAAGGAAAGTTTAATCTTGCAAATTCTCCAAATAATTCTATTGCTTTATCATCATAAGCTATAGCTGCTTCTATCTCATTTTTAAATAAACCAAGATGAATATGAATTTTTCTATCTTGAATATAAGCTCTAAACTTTCTTGACTTAGAGTGAAATCCTACTCCTTTATAGATTGAAGTAGTTCTACATAATCTTTTTTTACTATTTTGAAGATTTCTTCTATGATAACATAATCTTAGATTAAGATCGGAAGAGCGTCGTGTAGGGAAAGAGTGTAGATCTCGGTGGTCGCCGTATCATTAAAAAAAAAA